GCCACCAAGTAATATTGGTGGAGGTGGTCGGTACTGCCCCGACGTCCGCAACGTTTATTTCAGATACTTCAACGTCTGCATAATATTTAAGCATAAAGTTGACAAAAAGTCAAATCTATGCTAAATTAATAAGTAGATATATGAGAACTTTTACCTTTACTGATGAAAAAGAAATTAATGTAACCAAAGAACATATGAGTTACAAAAAAGCAGTGAAGTCGTTTCAAAATTCTCATAAAATACCGACAGTAAAGATTACATATACCAATAAAAAAGGGACGGCTGTTGACAGATGGATTAAACTTCCAATTGGTAGGAAGAAAAAGTTAGGAAAGTAAAGAGTAAAGTGGCATATAGAATCAAGAGATTGATTTGTAGATTGAGAATGTGGTACGCAGAAGTAAGAGGACACAAGGGGATGAGATGGAATTACGAACCTAGTGAGCACTATATGGGCAGACACAAACGCAATGACAAAGATAGATAATTTAATAGAAGAACTTGGTAAACTTACAGTTGTAGAAGCAGGAGAGCTTTCTAAAAGACTGGAGAAAGCATGGGGATTAAACCTAGATGCATTTACAGGTGCTCAAGTCCAAGTTCAAGCACCGGTAGAGGCTAAAGCAACAGCAACCGTAATATTAACTGGTTACCCTGCTGATAAAAAAATTAGTGTACTTAAAAAAGTACGTGAGTTTATTGATATGGGTTTAATGGAGGCTAAAAACTTTGTAGAAGCATTACCTAAGCCTGTTAAAGAAGATATTGATAAAGAAGAAGCAGAAAAAGTCAAAAAAGCACTAGAAGAAGCAGGCGGAACTGTCGAATTAAAGTAATTTAACTTAAAGTATTAGAAGATTCGTTTAGGTCAAGTGCATCAGCAATTTGTTGTCGATCATGATCGTTGAGATTATTCAATAATAATTCACTTTGATTGTAAATACTATTGTTTTGTGTAGAGATACCCAATTGTGTACAGCATTCGGTGATAATTTCTTCTGTAGTTTTAAAATCAAATCCTTTAGTGTCAATTCTAGAATTTTTTATAGCCTTATTTGCGACACTAACTAAATCAACATAATCAGTAACATCAGGTAATCCTTTATTTTGTAATATATCAGCTATTACTGATTCTTTATCAAAATCAGTACTTGTGTTGTACATAGGATTTAAATTTGCTGAATTAGTTTTGTATTCATTAAAGTAAGTTTGCCAATCTGCATTTTGTGACACACGAGCTATGAGTTTGTTTAATTGCAGGTCTTCAGCTAAACTGGTATAGCTCATATTATTTGTAAGTCTTTCAATTTCAGTTCTAATACCAGACACGTTAGAAATTTCTAAATTTACTTGAGTGTTTATTTCTTCTCTGATAGCGATCAAGTCAACAGTTGGATCTCCTGGAAGAGCGGCTATTCGAGTTTGTAAGTTGGCCATATTACCTGCGGCTGTGTTTACCCTATTATCTAAAGTTGTTTGGAAGTCTGTAGAGTCAGCTACAACGGTTGCTAAGAAATCAATCAACTGTGTGTTTGAATATCTCACCGCCGCTGTGGCAGTGGCTAGAGCACTGATTCTTCTCGAATTTGTGTCTATTAGTTCTAATGTTTGTTTTAATCTTGTAAACACAGGTTTAGAACTATCTTCAGTTTCTAAAAATTTATTGTTCAGTATGCCTAGATGATCGTTTACATCTCTGCTTTTTTCAGAAGCAGGCACTCCATATAGTTGTGGAATTAAAGATTGCATAGTTTGAACACTTTGTAATATTTCTAAAAAACTGCCTCTGCCATCATCACCTGATTCGATTTCAGGATCTCCTGGAATAATTGTACCATCAAGTATAGTAGATGTGTGTCTTATTGCATCTTTAAGATAACGTCCAATTTGTAGATGAGGCTGTGCGTTATATAAAGTTTCTAGTGCATCGTTTTTTTGTGATGTAGTTAATACGGTATTATCGTGTATTGCTGTGTCCATATCAAATGTAGATTTGATCCACAAATAGCCATCGTCTTTATCAACATTTTTAATTTCATTAATTGCATTTTCTAAACCTTGATTTGAAAAGTTTGGATCTGCATTAACTAGTGATGTCAAGCCTTTATTAATTGCCATTCTTATCCTCCAGCAAAAACATTAGGTGAACCTTGAAACAATGCTCCTTGATCAGTTGAGTCACCAGCTCTTGCCACTGGTATGCCTAGAGCAAATACTGAACTAGAACCCATATTAACTTTTGCTCGGTGAGGTAAACAACAAGGATATTTGCCACACCTCCTTAATATAGTATGTGGTAAACAACGATCACCTGGTCTAAGAACTGCTATGCCATTTGCCACAACAGAACCTTGTGTTGCTATACATCCTATTTGGAATGTACAGGGGTGACCGGTTTTTGCTAGGTCTATTCGATCTCTGCTTATTGCTGGCATAATGTATTATTTATAGTAGTAGAAAACCGCTATTATTATATCGGAAATAACGTTTTATCGTTCCTGGTCCATATTTCCCACCTACCTTTTTTTGAATATATAGGATTGCTATTATATGGAGCAATCATTTTATAAGACTTAACCCATTCACGACCAAACCATGTGGGAATATGTCTATTAACAGACAAAGATTTTTTATAGAAATCAAATAGTTCTTTATTTTTCTTTTCAGTTATCCAGTTGTGTGCAGGACTGTCCCATCCTGTTTTTCTTTTATCAATAATGTAGTTGGGTAATATATTTTTGTATGCTTTCCTAGGTAAACTTTTTCTAAGTTCTAAACTGTGTATTTTGTCTTTGCTTGGAATGGATAATGCATAATTCATAAAAAGTTTTGTAGCATAAGGAAATCGTGATTCAATAGAATTTGCCATTCCAAATTTATCAGCAAATCCAAAATATTCCTCTGATGCAAAACTTAGACATTCTAGACCTATAAAAGATGCACACACGTCATCAGGATTCCACAAGCTACTATCGTTATAAATTTTAATAAACTCTTCCAGCACATCTTGTTTAGTTGGTAAGTTTTGATCAATTGGTACAGGTTCTCTAATATAAGTTAATAATTCTTTATTAATTAATTCTTTCCAACTTTTAATATTTGATGATAATAACTTGTAATGATGTTTGTATCCACATAGCATTTCATCTCCTAGATCTCCTGTCAATGCTACAACAATACCTTTATTTTTCATATAATTGCTCATTTGGTAATAAGCAGGCATACTACAATTTAATATAGGTTCTTCATAATGATATACTGCTTTTAAAAAATTATCTTTATAATCTTTAGGAGTACACAAAACAGGATTCAAATTTAAATTAAAGTCTTTAGTAAATCTTTTTGCAGTATCAAAGTCAGAATGAAAATCTTCCCAATCATTTTCTATTAAAGGATCATAGTGATGTGTAAAACAATCCATGGAACCTAAGTGCTTTTTTGCTTCATATACCATTACACTTGAATCTAATCCTCCACTTAAAAATGAACCTATTTTTCTTCTTCCAATAGTAGTCATTTTAACAGTTTTACTCATTACATCTCTATATTCTTCAGGATCAAATTTATGATTTGAGGTAGGTTTCGTATAGATTCTATAACTATTTTTTATTTTTTTATTTTCTATATCATAAACAATACTTTCTCCGGGTAGTACTTTTTTAATATTTGTAAAAAATGTATCACGTAATGGATTAACTCCAATAAGTTCTAACGATTTCATAGCAAATGGATTAATATTATGAGCATTGGGTACTTTGTTTATTAGTCCTTTTATTTCAGAACCAAATACTAATCCTTCTTTTATTTCTGCATAGTATACAGGTTTAATTCCTGCATGGTCTCTGCTTAATGTAATTTGTTTCTTCTTTGGTTCATAGTATGCAAAGCCATGCATAGAATCTATTTCTTCTAAAAATGCTAGTCCAAATGTATCCAGTCCCCAAGCAAGTAGTTCGGTATCGCAACCTGTAGTATCTGTAAATTGTTTGTATTTTGTTTTAAGTTCGTAGTAATTAAAAATTTCACCATTATAAACAAGTGTGTTTCCTTTGGGAGTTATCCAAGGTTGCATTGATTGTTTTGGGTTTGCCATTATACTTAAAAGATTGTGTCCAAGTGTTACGTTATAATTTGGATCACACCAAACTTTGGATCCATCTGGACCTCGATAGTTACAAGTGTCTATATAATTTTGTATAAATTTAGGATTATGATCAGTTATTCCGTATATTCCACACATAAGTTACCATGGTATAGAGTTGCCTTGCCAATCTATAAATGTTCCGTTCATTGATTCATCCATTTTGTTAATTGACTTTATTATATTTTCTGCTGTTTCTTCTGGTGATTGATCTGCATCGGCACCACCCATATCAGTTCGAGACCAACCAGGGTTAATACAAGTAATAACAATGTTATCATTTTTCCAATCGACTGATAAACTTTTTGCCGCGGCATTCATTGCCGCTTTTGATGTTCTATATATTGTAAATTTTCCTCTGTGTCTATGCCAACCTATACTAGCCTTTTGTGCAGATACAAATACAATTTTTTTCTTTGTTCCTGCTAGTATATTATTTTTTAATTGATGTGTTAACAATATAGGTCCTATAGCATTAGTCATTATTTCGTCTTGCCATATCTTAACATCTACTTTAGTTTCGTGATCATACGTAAACCTTCCAGCATTATTAATTAATATGTCAATAGGGGTGTCCCCAACGTTATTAGAAAACTCATAGATACTATTAGGATTTAATAAATCAAGTTTATAAATTTTAACATTAGGAAGTTTCTTTAATTCTAAAACATTATTAATATTTCTTACTCCGGTAATAACATTATAACCTAATTTTGAAAATTGTTTAGCAAATTCTAGACCAAGACCTCTGTTTCCACCTGTAATTAAAACGTTCATATTTTTAATTAGTTACACCCATATGCTATTAAAACTTTTCGTGAGTTATTACTATCATTTACTACAGAATGTACGTAATCACTAGTATTAACTAACAGTAAATTATCAAGAGGAACAAGTCCTGCTTCATTAAATTTAAAATATATATTTTTGTCGGAACTAAAACTATAATAAAGTTTTTTACAACCTTTTTTATATGGCCAAAGATTTTTATTTGTGCTGTCATCGATATGTATTGGTATGTAACTAAAAGGATCTAAAGTAGCAATAAAAATATCTAATATACTTGTATAGCCAACTGTTTTAAAAAGTTTAATTGCATCATTGTTATCAATTTTATTAAAGTTAATAAGAGGAAGGTCTGCTCTTGGTTTTAATGTTTGGAAAGACCACCCAGGTTCAACGTTATCATTATATTTTAATTGTGATTCAAATTTACGTAACATTTCATTTTTATTAATTGTTGGTGTAGTAAAAATTTTATAAGGGGGATTGTCTTTCCACCAATGTGGTCCGTTTGCATTTTTAAAAAATGAGTTAATACTTTCAGAATATAATTTACTTAACGTAATTGGTCTATCGACAGTAAGCATATAGTTGTCATATAGTTCTTTATTAAAATCGTCACTGTTAATATCTTTCCTGCAACAAGAAATCATACATCCTAAATTTGTGTGTATCCAAATATGAAAAGAATTATTTTTAATGTAACCTGTGTGTATTAACTCTCCAATTGATTCGTTGTTAATTAATATATCATTTATTTGTATATTAGATGTAGTAAGTAAATACCAACCATCTAGTCCTGAAATTTTTGTATTATTTTTTGTATAGATTTTATATCCGTCGAGGGATTCTAAAGTAATATCAGTAATACCTGCTTGTATGGAAATGTACATTAAAGGTATTTAATAATAGAGATTTTACAGTTTGAATTTACTGAATTGATCCTTTTCAACGTCTTGTTTGATACCACCTACAATGTAGGATTCAACTTCTGTTTCTTGTGGTGCTACTTGTAAGCCTTTAGAACTTAACCAGTGTGTAGTCCATGGTAATGGATTTTGATTTGCTGGAACATCGTATATTGGATCAAGGTTTAATGCTCGTAGTCTTTTATTTGCTATCCATTCTACATATCTAGAAAGTAGTCGTTCATTAAGTCCAATTATAGAGCCATCTTTAAAGAGATAGTTACACCATGCTTTTTCTTCCTCAACACATTTTTTCCACATTTTAATTACATCATCTTTGCATTCTTTTATAAGTGGTTTCATTTCTTTGTCATCACCATTCATCCAATTTTTAATAATGTGTGTTGTAATTGCTAGATGCTGAGATTCATCACGTGCTATTAATGAAAGTATTTTAGCAGAACCTTCCATAAGTTTAAGTTCACCAAACGCGAAAGTACAAGCAAATGAAACATAGAATCTTAATCCTTCTAGCATATTAACGTTTACCATTGCTAGATATAATTTTTTCTTTAATACTCTTGTTGATCCTTTGCCATTAACGTCCCATTGTTTTGCGTAATCAATAAAATCATCATAATGTTTTGTAACTGATGTTGCCCTTTTTATTATTTCTTTGTCATCAATAATTTTATCAAGTACATCACTTGGATTAGCATAAACATTTTTCATAATATGTGTGTATGCTCTAGAGTGTATAGTTTCAAAAAAATCCCAAGTAACAATACAACTTTCTAATTCAGGTAGTGAACAATATGGTAAAAATGCAATTACTGGACCACGTCCTTGTACACTATCTAGTAGTGTTTGATATTTTAAATTAGATGTAAAAATGTGTTTTTGTTCTGGACGAAACTGTGCGTAATCTGATCTATCTTTTTGTAATGATACTTCTTCAGGTCTCCAAAAGTAACCTAGTTGTGTTTGTGTTAGTTTATCAAATACAGGATATTTAAAAGTGTCAAACCTTTGAACATTTTGATCGTCACCAAAAAACATTGGTTGTTTAGTGAAGTCTATATTAGACTGATTAAAAATAGTCTTACTCATTATAGTTGTATTTAATTATATTATATTGTGCAGGCATCACAGTCATCTTCTTTATTAGCACTGGCAGTGACTTCTACACTAGTGTTAACTTTAGCATGACCGTTAACGATTTGTCTATCTGATAATTGTAATTCTACTTCTTCACCTTCGTCAGTTTCAACTGTATCGCCATATCCTGCTGGTTGTACATCTTCTTCTTCACCTTTAAAGTCATAAGTGTTTTGATAGTAAGAAGTTTTCCAACCATACTTGTATGTGTTAAGCATATCTGTTGCCATTACTGATAAAGGTACTTCATTATTTTCATAGTGTTTAGGATTATAAGACCAGTTACCACTAATTGCTTGATCAAAATATTTTTGCATTATTGCTACAATATTAATATATCCTTCGTTGTTTGGCATATCCCATAGTAAAGTATAATCATTTTTAAGTTTAGGATAACCTGGAACGATTTGTTTTAATGGTCCTTTTTTAGATTTTTTAATTGATAGTAATGCTCTAGGTGGTTCAATTCCGTTTGTTTCGTTACTAACTACGGAAGAACTTTCACTTGGCATTTGAGAAGATAAAGTGGAATTTCTTAATCCATATTTTGCAATATCTTTTCTTAAACTTTCCCATGCCATTCTTTGTTTGTGTGGTATAATTTTGTCTACTTCTTTTTTATAGTGATCAAGTGGTAAGTCACCATCTGCATATTTTGTTTTATCGAATGCAGAACATTTACCTTTTTCTTCTGCAAGGTCACATGATGCTCTTAATAGATAATATTGAAATGCTTCGGAAAGTCTATCAACTAATTCCCAAGCTCTTTCATCAGAATATTTTACACCATTTTTTGCTAGATAGTGTGCCAAACCTATATACCCAATACCTAAAGAACGTCTTGCTTTAGTGCTTATTTCTGCCGCCTTAACTGGATATCTTTGATAGTCGATAATTTGATCTAATGCTCTTACTGATATATCGCATAAGTTTTCTAATTCACTTACATCATTTAGTGTACCAACATTAACAGCGGAAAGAATACAAAGTGCAATTTCTCCCTTGTCATCGTCAATGTGTTGTATAGGTGTTGTGGGTAATGTAATTTCTTGACATAAGTTTGACATAGATACTTTGTCTTTAAAAGAAGAATGAGTATTACAGTGATCAATATTCATAATATAGATCCGTCCTGTCTCCGCTCTTTCTTTTAATAAATCAAAAAATAAATCTTGTGCTTTAACAACTTTTTTTGGAATACTTTTGTCATCTTCGTATTTTTCATATAAGTCATCAAAGTCTTCTGTACCAAATGCATCATATAATCCTGGTGCTACTTGTGGTGATATAAGAGTAATGTTTTCGTTATTAATAAATCTTTCATAAAACAATTTAGAAAGTTGTATAGAATAATCCATACGTCTTACTCTGTTATCTTCTGTACCTTTATTATTTTTTAAAACCAGTATATCTTCTATTTCAGGATGCCATATTGGGAAGTGGACAGTTGCGTTACCTCCACGTACTCCGTTCTGTGTGCAACATCTTACAGTGCTTTCGAATTTTTTTAGAAACGGAATCACTCCTGTGTGTTGAACTTCTCCACCTCTAATTTTAGAATTGATTCCTCTTATACGCCCTGCATTAATTCCTATCCCTGCTCTTCTAGCAACATATAAACCAATTGCCATATCACCTGAGAAGATAGAAGGTAACGTGTCGTCTATGTCAACTAAGACACAACTTGCAAATTGTCTTACTGGTGTTCTTACTCCAGCCATAACTGGAGTTGGAATGTTAATTTTGTGTAATGAGATTGCATCGTAATATTTTTTAATGTAGGATAGTCTTGTTTTTTCAGGATAGTTAGCGAATAGCGTGGCCGCTATCATCATATACATATCTTGTGGAGTTTCGTATAATTCTCCTGTACTTCTATCTTGTACTAGATATTTGTCACAGACTTGTCTTAACCCTGCATAGGTAAATTTTAAATCTCTTTCTCTTCGTATCCAAGAGTTTAATTTTTTAATTTCTGTTTTAGAATATTTTTCTACAATGTCTTTATCATACACACCATTTCTAACATTTCTTAAAATTAATTTTAATAAAGGAGTATATTCATATTGTCCGTGTGCTTCTTTTCTTACATCATATAAAAGTAATCTTGCCGCGGCGTATTGGTAATTTGGAGTTTCGAGAGTTATTAAATCATTTGCTGAACGTACTAAAACATTTTGAATATCTTTTGTAGTCATGCCATCATAAAATTGTATGTTGGCATTCATTTCTATCTGTGATGCCGAGACCCCAGGTAAATTTTCACAGGCCTCTTCAACAACGAAATGAATTTTATTAATGTCTAGAGATTCTTTTCTGCCATCACGTTTGGTGATTGAAATGTTCATTGTACTGGCGGTTGGCATTGTGTAAGTTTTTTTTCCTTTTTTTGCTTTGGATTTTATATGCATATTTATCGTATCTAGTTTTATCATGTTTGTTATAAAATTTTCAAAAATTTTTTACCTTTCCGTACGGAAAAAATCGTTCCATCGTTTTGTTCTTTTATTTTATGCTATTATATAGATGAAAAAATTTTTTGTCTATGAAATTATGTGCAACTTTCAGTTTAGTGTATGTTATACCATTATTGTAGTTTGGTATTCGAGTGTAGCATTCGTGCCAGTTGATGTTGTAGTATATTTTAAAGCAACTGTTTCGCTACCAGAAGTAGAGTCTTTGTCATCTAATACTGCTGAAAGAGTTACTCCAACATCTGAACCGCTTTCAGTAAACGTATCGTCATATTGTACACCGTTTGTTGATGCACTAACAATAAGTTCTCCAGTTCTGTCTAATGTTCCTCTTACTATTTTATATTTTATAATTAACGATTTTCCTGCCAATGCTGGAAATTCATTTATTGTGGTGGCCGATTGATTGTCGAGTAAAGTTGCTTGTTTAATTGCTTTTGTTGATATTCCAATTCCTTGTAATTCTGGAGCGGCATTTAATTCTGAACTGCCGTCTGCTCTTCTTAAATCTGTTCTTTCAAAAAAGTCTAATGCTGAACTGCATTCATCTCTGTCATATTGTATTATAGGCACTTCACGAATTGATCCAACACCTTCAAAATTATTTGCTACATTTAGTCCATACCAATTACCTTGTGAAATAATATTTCTTATGTCTCCATTAGCACCTGAAACCCAAATAGCTTGTTGACTAATATTGCTCCAACTATTACCATTAAATTGAACATCTCTAGGGCCTACTGTTAAACCATTTGCAGAACCATCAGTGTCTTCTCCAATTCTAGCACCGTAGTATCCAATTGTAAAATCACAATTATGAAATCTTACACTTGTAACATCATAATCTAAATCAACTAGTCTAGCAAATTTTGAAAATTGACATTGATCAAATACAACGTTTGAGGAACTGTAAGTATTTGTACTTCTAACTGTGATACCTTTTGAGTTAGGCGCATCTGTTCCTCCTGCTACATATGTTCCTACAAATTTACAATTTCGTAGATACACGTGAGTTGCACAATCAATTGACAATCCACCGTATGCTTCACCATTTTTAAAACAAATTCCTTCTATTTGAATTTGTGTTGGTGTAGTTGTAGTAATTGATCCAAATGCATTTCCGTTATTATCTTCTGTTACTGCGACAGGTGCATTTCCACCTGACTGAGCAAATACTGTTTTGCCTGGACCTTCACCTCTTAAATGTGCATAAGGTGGAATCTTAATAGATCCTGATACGTTATAAATTCCTGCTGGAAAGAATAAAACTCTATGTGCTCTTACATCTGCTTGATCTGTGTCTGAATATAATTCTTCAAGTGCTCTTTGTATTGCTGTTAAGTCTGCTGTTGAGCCATCTCCTACTGCTCCAAAAGCCTTAATTGAAACGTAGTCATCTAATGTTGCTTGTAATGTTCTACTAACATTACCACTAGCGCCTGTTAATATTGGAGTTGAAGCACCGAGATAGCCTTGATAAACATGAGTAAGTGCTGTTGAAAATGCAGAAGATCCTGAAGTAATAATTTCTGTATTACCTACTGCAGGAGCACCGTCTGCCACGGTACCGTTTCCTATGTATAATTTTTGATCATCAATAGACCAGCCTATTTCTCCAGCCGCTAATTGCGGTAGATCAGTGGCTTTTCCACGTCTGTGTTGTATTCTCGAAATTTGGACTATCGGCATATTACACTTATTTATTAAAGGATTGACTTGTAGTATTGTTCTAATTTAGTGTACCATTGCCCTGCCCAATAGTCGTAATTGTCTATTTCAAATGTTTGGAATTTGTTGTCTTGTGTGCAAATAAAAACTCTGCCTGAACTTATATGTGTGTCATACATTTTGTTATGTGCTTCTGCATATGCAACTAATTGTAAAAAGTAATCTTCAGTCCATTCTTTCTTTTTAAGTTTTCGTGCTTGTTTAAAATCCATAATAGCAGGTTCGTTTTTATATACACCTACAAGATCAGTTGTGCCTGCATATAGTTCTGGATAAAGTAATGAAACTTCTGATCCCCATACTTCACTAACATCGTTTAATCCATTATCAATAATGACATTGGCCATCGCGTGTGCTTTTTGATGTATAAGATTAGAGCCAGGTTTTCTTTCTTTTCCTTTTACGTGTTTTTCTAAAGATGAGTGCATAACGGTTCCAATGTTTGCAGATTCTTGTGTAATTTGTCGTGCTTTTTGTTCTCCTATTCTTTTTCGCCATGCGTTTAACTGTGTCATATCTTTTGTTGCAGATAAAACTGTTGTTACAGAAGGTACTTGTCTACCGTCGGGAGTTTCATAATGTCTTTTATGATTTTTGGTAACTTTAGCTAGTTCACCGTATGGATATTTTTGTATGTAAGGAATACCTTTACTTTTTAATACATCTTCGGATATTTTCATTATTGTATTTTATATTATGCTAGGTGCTCTGTCAATGATTGTTCTAGCTCTGGCAGTAATTTTCGCCACGTTTTATTTTTTCTGTGGTTATCTTGTGTGTCATTATATCTAATAAATGATTGTTGTAGGTTTTGTTCTTCACTTGTATTTAGAAAATCTCCTCTTAAATTTTCTATTTGTTTGTTATAAAAGTTTGATATAGATTTGTATGTACTAAAATATTCTATACTTTTTTCAAGTTTCTTAGCTACTTGTAATCTATATTGTTTTGGTGCAGTATCATAATTGCAAATACGAGGATACCAAACTTGAGACATCCATGATACATTAAATTGTTTGCCCCAATTACCGTCAGCAAAATCTATAAACCATTTTAGCATATCATCTAATTGATGAATGTTTAATAATTGTATAGCAGGACTAAACATTATTTTTCCATTACCACTTTCTAGTACAAGTTTTTTATAAAAATTTAAATTTTCAACTACTTTTTTAAAGCTACTAGGATATCTAATGTACTCGGTTATGTCTCCAAGACCATCTATACTTGCCCATATCGTCCAGTTCTTCATTTTTGGAAACCATTGTGTCATTTTAGGATTGGTATTAGTAAGATTAGTTACTATCGTTATGTCTTTATTTTTTAGTGTATCTTTATCGTCACAATAATCTAGTAATGCATAGAACTCTGGTATAACTGTTGGTTCACCACCAATAATAGTTAAGTGTGTGATATGTTTGCTTATATAATCTATAAGTTTATTTTTAGTTTTTTCATTTTGAAACCATGTGTATTCTACTGATAGATTGTTAGTCCAATTATTAACATTGCCACTTTGTTTGTATACCCAATTTAAAAATTCTTTATCGTTTTTTCCTATTTCTAATAATTCTTTTCCTATTTGATTTGAATAGTCTTGTCCACACATTTTACATTTTAGATTACACATATTACCAAAGTGTAGTTCCATTGAGTGTGGCATTATATCTATAGATCCATCGGTTTTAACTTTGTTTAAATTTTTTTCTTGACTGATTTCCTTACGCATAGATTTGTAACCACGTGCTTCTTGATCAACACATTTTGAACAGGCTTTCAACTGTTCTCCGTTTTTCATTTTAAGTCTTACTTGTTTCATGTATTCATTATTCCATATTTTTTGTAATGAATCATTATTCATATGTACTCTATTGCCTTTTTTATCTGTAACATTTTCCATAGTGGCACAACATAATCTTACAGAACCAGACATATGAACATATTGATGTTCGAAAGGAAAATCACAGTAAGTTTTACTCATGCTTGAACTCCACAGGTATGATAACAAGTTTGTAGACGGTAAGCATTTTGTTGTCCTTCAATACCGTTTGCTAATTCTTTAAAGAAGTCACCTGATAATATTTCATCGAGACTACAATGATTAATATTAACTTTTGTATAATCGTTTATAATGTTTTTTGCTTCGTGTATTTTTAAATCACCTAACCAACAGCAAGGACTAACATCTCCGTTTGCCGCTATATAAATTTCACTCTTATTTTTATGAAATGAAAAGCAATTAATTTTTCGTGTTGTGAAAGTATCTGTAATTTTAGACTTTTGTGTAATGGATCCACCTGGGGCCTTTGTTTTTTTAACAACTTTTTCTAATTTATAATCATCTACCTGTATTGATTCTCGTTGTATCCAATCACCATCACTGTTAAAGTCATTCCATCTTGTTGTATATTTTTTCCTAAAATCAATAAATCCTAATTTTTTAGATAATACTTCTGCTTGTTCTATTTGGTGTTCGTTATGTTTGAATATTAAAAAATCCCAATTTGCTTCTCCACCTGCTGATATAAAAGCTTCTACATTGTTCATTAGTTTATCCCATTTAATATTTCTACGATACAAATGATTTGTATCTTCCAATCCGTCAATTGAAAATGTCACTTCAACATTTAACTTGGCTAACTCTTTCCAAAAGTCAGTAGCTCTTGCTCCACCATTTGTGTTTAATGATAAATTAGAATTCCCACAACGTTTTATATACTCATAAATTTCTAAACATTCAGGATTCATAGAGCCATCTCCTAATACACCACATGAGTAAAATCTTTTTAATTGAGATAATACTTTAGGTCCTATATTGTTTTTTATTGTTTCTAATGTAGTGTGTGAATTGTTGGTAATACTTTTTATTAAATTTAAATCAAAATCAAACCGTGGACACATTGGACAAGATGCATTACAATAATTGGTAAGTTCGGCGTTGATAATATTTAAATTATGAATGTTAATATATTCACTCATAATTGTATGTATGCTTGTATTATTTTCTTCGGTTCATGGCTGACTTTGCCATTTGTTTTACCTTGTCAGTAGAGCCTTGATTGTCAAAATCCATTTCTGGATCTGTTTCTGCGTCTTTTTCTGTTTTAATTTTAATAGTGTCTTGATCAAAATCTTTTACAACATTTTTAAGAGTTTTACCATTATCATATAATTGTTTGAATAGGTCATAGCTGAATGTCGGATAACCTGTATTTCTCATTATTTCTTTTACAGCATCAAAACTTATTTCTGCAGATGTGTTTCTATCATCAGCATCACCTTGAAGATTCATTAGTGTATTAACTAATGCACTTTCTAATTGTTTATCTGTGTTTTTGAATTCGTTAAAACGCATGGAATTACTTCCCTGCTAGTTTGGAATATATTCTGTTAGATTGTTCGAATACTTCTTTGGATTCTCTAGTTTCTCTGCCTTCAGGCTCTGTTCCACCTGCTTCTGCATCTGAGGCACCAAATTCATCTGTTTCTAAATCATCTAAATCATCTAGTCCAACTTCGTCTCCGTCTGTATTCATTGTGTCGTCGCCACCTATTGTGTCTGTTGCAACTTCTTCACCTGTAAGTACTCTTACACCATTGTCAAGCTCTTGTCTTGTTTGTCCAAGTGTTGATTCTGCTTGTTCAATAGCAGGTTTAACTTTTTGTAAGAAAGCATCTGATTTTTCTGCACCCATTTCATCTCTAATTCTGTCTGCAAGTTCTAACATACTTTCTGTTTTCATTGTAGCTAAATCTTCTAGGAATGCTGTAACTTTATCCATCATATCTTTAGCCGCAAGTATTAATTCTGATTGTTCTTCTACGCCTTCTTTAACATCTTTATTTGCCATAAGTTTTGAAGCCGCTCCTCTTTCAGGAGGTGTTAGTGCTTGTCCTTTTGAAAGTTTATCTTTAATTGGTTTACTTGCTTTAGCTAATATTGGATTATCTATTGTTGGACTTTGTTGACCATATTCTTTAATGGCTTGATTTATTATATCAAGCATCATTTGATTTTTTTGGTAGTCATGATTTTTTAGTTCATGTCCAAAGTGTTCGTTTTGTGTAATGTTGTGAATTCTAGTTCTTACTTTGTTTGCAGTATCTTCTAATTCTTCTCTAGTAAATCTGCTTAGATCCATGGTTTGATTAAATCTAGATTCAAATTCTGTTAGTAAAGACTCGGTTGTAACTGGTTTTGTTAGCTCTATGCTCTGCATATCATTATTTAGTCGTTTTCACTTAAAGGTAGATTGGAAAATTCCTTGTATTTTTGCTTTGTATTGATCCGCAAGATCGTGTGCGTGTTGTAATTTTTGTAGATATACTTCTGCATCTGCTTCGTTGTTTTCGTTATAGGCTATTTTCATCATACGTTTAGCATTGGTAATATTAAATAATTGTGATGCAAAATGTGTATCATGTTCTAATACTTGCTCCGGGGCTTGATTTCCGTCTGCTATATTATGGGCTACTAGAATTGCTGTTTGTTTTAGATTAATATGATCATATAGTATCTTTGCTTTAATCATGTCTGCAATAACGTAGATATAACGAGTACCTGTATGTTTCTTAGGTACAATAGCTATATTTCCTATTAGGATTCCTTTAGAAAATTGTTTAGGTAAATGATGAAATGGTCTTTTTGCTTCTTGTTTATGTGCCAGGTCAGCAAGTTTATCCTTGAGTCCGTAGGCCTCAATTTGCTTTACAAGTTCGCTAAACGGTTTATGTTCATTTTTTATTGGCATTACTAACAAATTTTATATGTCTATTTACAGCGTATTGAACATCGTTGTCAAGTTTTTTTCTTACAAAAATACTCTTATATGCTAATATTTTAGCCGTTTCAATTTCTGTTATTTCTAATTCCGAGCTTCGGAATGATATATGGTTTTTATATTTGTTAATGAAGTTTAATTGTTCATTAGTAATCCAAACTTGAACACCTGGTGCTATTTTTATATACATTTGTTGTGGTAATATTAGCCAGGCATTTTCATTAAAAGAACCACCATAGTTGAAAGTAGTCCTGCTATAACTGTACCTGCTGTGGCTATAATTGTTTTGGAGTGAGATTTTTGTCCTGTTTTCATGTCTTCGTTAATTTTGCCTAGACGTTGTTCAATAGCAGATAGCCTGTCATGTAGTCCTTTATATCGTTCACTACATAAGTCAACGTGTGCTTCTAGGTTTGTTTTTTCTAACTCAGTTGGCATAAAATTTAATTCTCTCTTTAATTCGAATATATCTCTTTTTACCGCTAGGTACTCTGCCTGTGTCATGCCTTAACTGCCTATGTTTGCCTGTGTATGCCTTAATCATTATTATTTATTAATTTCTCCTGCGTATGAAAAGTATGTGTTTATCGATTGTGGATCGTATGTAAGAAATGTATTAGTAGGAAATGTAACCGTTTCTTTGCAAAATGATAGGATAGGTACAAGATCAAAATCTGCAGTAACAAATTCAATAGGATCGGGACTACTTCCATATACCTCACTTTGTTCTGTAAAAAATTGGAAGTGCCAACTATTTTGTTTACCTTCATAGTTAGAACCAAATCGCATATTAGCAACAGATTGATTAATTCTAGTAGGTGGTATTTCCCAAGTAATGTTTGCTCTCATCTGTAATAATTGTAGTACTGTTGCAAAATTTGAATTTTGATTTCGTGTTACGGCAAGACTTGTCTTATCATGTACTACTTCCCCACTAATAGTTTTAAATGGAAATGCTTGTTTCAAATTACCATTTTCTGTTATATCAACTAGTGTGTGAACTTTGTATTCGTGCATTATGCTTTTAGATATTTAATTAAAGAAAAAAGGGCGAACAAATAAATGTCCGCCCTTTTAATGTTTTACTAAAAACTCGTATCTAGTTGTTATTATTATACAGCTATTACTAAAGTTTTTGCTGTTACTGTGTCATCGGAATGATCAAATGAATCAACTGTTCCTAATGCACGGATAACCGCTTGTAAAGTAGCCGCTACTGTTACGTCGGAACCTTCAACCATGAACGTTTGTTCAGTGTTTGAGTTTCCTAGTGGTCCTGCCGCTAATATAGTGCAAGTCGATTGAATTGCATCTATTGCCGCTTTTTGAGCACTCAACGGTCCTGTTTTAGATGATATATCTTGGATATAATCAACTGTGAAAAATTGTAGATCTTTACCTACAACATTCATTGGTACAGTAGTTGCCGCTGGATTTACTTTTACTTGTCCTGCCATTTTAAATCCTCCTTATTATCTGATTTAATGACTACGACACCGCTCCGGTGTCATGTTGCATCTATTTAGTAAAAGATTTGGTAAATTTAGTGTTTATATAACTATTTTGTCCAGATTATGTCAGATCTAGTTCTTTTTCGAGGATAGTAGCTTAAATGACTGAGGATTTTTCTTATCTCTATACAAGTTGCTGGCCTTTTTTCTTTTTTCATTTCAATATTAATAGCTGGTTTGTTTCTTGTAATAGTTTCAATTGCACCGTTTAAAACTCTAACTTCAAAACCATCGACATCAATTTTAATAAAGTCTATGTTGTTTAAATTAAAACTATCAAGTGTTCGACATTGTATACTGCCAGGCTCTTCAGTCATCATTGTGGAATTGGTTTCTTTCATTGATGTTGTATGTTCTTTATTAGACAATCCATATTGAAATAATTGTACGTTAGTTTCAGTTATATTTTTTTTAAAACATTCTATAAAGATTGGATTAGGTTCAAAACAATATACTTGTTCAAATATTGATGCAAGTTCGCGAGTCCATAGGCCTACATGACTGCCTATGTCTATACAATTTCTTTTACTTTTAACATATCTTAATGCGTTTGTTCTTTGTCGTTCTTGTCTATATCGTCCAGTGGTATCGTTTATTAGTGTTGGTTGAGAATGATTTCCGTCTACTGTCCAAAACTCAGATGGATGCATTTTACGTTCTTCTAGATTTTGCTCTGGCATGAATTACTTGTAATAGTTTAACAAAGGAATAACCACCTTTAGCTATGTCATCTATCATTGTTACGATAGGTGCATAAGCAACCATTACAGGAGCGGGTACTGCCTTACCTTGTCTAATCATATCAGCGGCAACTTTTGCCCGTCTAACATTAGATGATCCAACAAGGAGTCTATATGCCTGCATTTCATTTGGAGTAAGTTCTACACCAGGTACTGTTCTTTCTGCATCAACTACATCATCTAATTCTAAATGATGTTTGTTAGCAAATGCCTGTGCTTGTCTTTGTAAGTCAGTTCCTGGTAGTTTAGCCTTTAGTGCTTGTAGTAATCTTGTAGCAGTAACTTTTTTTCGTTTAATATCTAAAGAAATATAATCAGTAATGGCACGTCTTAAATTTTTATAGTCAGGATTGCTAATACCCAATGCTACTTCTAATTGTGTTAAAAATTTATAGTCATTTTTAAAATCTCTGAGATATCTTTTTATAGATGTTACAGGAACAGTTTGTCTTTGTCTTAAGGCCATTGCGGCATTTTTGTTTGCTAGTTTTTGAACAATAGCTGGATCACCTGCTACTATGGCTAACATATTATGAAGGTCATTTGCTGTACCTCGTACTCTATCAAATGAACCATATGTTAGTGTTTGGCCAGCATAAGATTTTACAAAACTTGCTGTTTGCGAAAAGTTTTTTAATAGTGCCAATGTAAGAAAACTAAGATATATTCTCTCTGTAATTTCTTGGAATGTATATCTTGCAAGGTCACTTTGTCTTCGTACGACCCTACCCTCGGCTACATACTGTAAAAAGGATGTTATCATACACATATTTATAGATAGATGCAACGTAATTTTTTCCTAACTGATCTAATGAAAACTGGTAATCATCAGTCTTATGAACGGTTTTTAGATGCACACTCTTTACCAGATCAAAAGATAGATTATACAGGAGAGTACTACACTCTACACAATTATGATTTAGATTCATATAATAGACGGTTTGCTTTTATTGATAGAACTATTGCTAATAATAGAATATGTGCTAATTCAGAATATCAAGTAGAGTTATTAAAAAGAGTTAAGCTATTGCATAGTCAAGGGTTTAAATTTATAATGGCGTCACCTTGGGAATCACAAGAAAATATTAATGCTGGTAATATATATCCAAACGATATAGAAGGAGTAACGTCATTTAATTGGACAGGTGGCGTTAGTTGGTTCTGGTGGTATATGTATGATAAGCATTTAAACAATAAGTTTAAATTTACTCATGATCACTTTGGTAGTTACTGGTATAAAAAACACGACTTCTTATATTTGAATAAAGAACCAAGAAAGCATAGAGTTAAACTTTACAATAAATTGTTGGAACAAGGTGTATTAGATAATAGTATATACACGTTTGTTGAAGGAGAACCAAAACGTAGATTGGAAAAGAAGTATGAGTTACCAGGTATAGATCCTAAAGACTATCCACGTTGGGGCAAGGATCAAGACATAACAGAAATGCCATATGTTGATACAGTCTGTTCAATAGTTTCTGAAACTAACGATAATGATACAGACGTTTTTATGACTGAGAAAATATGGAAACCTATTATGGCTCAACACGTATTTGTAGTCCATGGTAATCATTTGTATCTACAAAAATTAAGAGAGATAGGATTTAAAACATTTGGTTCTTATTTTGATGAATCGTATGATTTAGAAAACGATAAAGATAAAAAAATTGATAAGATTGTTTCGTTGTGTAAAGATTTAAGAACAAAAGATTGGCAAGATATATATCGTCAGACAATTGCATTAAGACAACATAATTATGATACACTTTTTAATAAAGAAAAGTTAAGTGAGGAAGTTAATAAAACTTTAATTAGTTTTTTGGAATTTTTTGACAACAGCCAAGTTTCTTCTTGAGAACCCTAATCTATCTACAAGTTTAACAGCATTACCAGTTTTATCAACAGCAACAAATCCTTCTGGATCAGTTACTTCTAGTCCATTGTTAGTTTGTGCAAAAGAGCCAATAGCCATTGCTTGGTTCATTTTTTTAAGTACAAAGCCTTTTAATAGTTGTACTGACTTATAAAATGTTAGCATCGCTTGTAAAGGTTTTTTAATTCTAGCCATGAATACTGGCATTTGTTTCATTTTATCTTGTCTTAATTGTAATGCCTTTTGTGCTTTTAATCCTGCAATTTGTTGTTGCATTCTTTCTGCATAAAACTTTTTAAAACCTTGTAAAAATTGATTTATATTGTTTGGTAGTTGTCCTTGTTTAACCATTGCATTAATATATAATTGGAAGTAACCCACAAAGTCATTGTTTTGTCCTAACAAGTCTGAAAGATTACGTGGTACATTATTAAGTAGTCCTTCTAACTTTTCAATACCACTCATAAATTTTTGTGTCTCTTCTGCTGTAAATTTAGCAGAGCCTGACACATCTTTGTATGTTGCATTGTCAAAAAATACATCGGGTAATTTTGAAAATGATTCAGTGTCTGCTCCTGCGGATGCTGTCATATCAGCAAGTACTTCACCATTGTATGTTGTATGAAATATAATTCCTACTTTAGCAGTATCTATTTGTCTACCAATATCAGAATCTTCTGGTACTGCGTATGTAATGGTGTTAGGTTTAAATGTTAAATGTGGAACATTATTAAAGTTTTTTCTTACAATGTCATTGTCAGTAAACAGTAGGTCTCCTTGTACTACTCCTTGTATGTTTAATTTTTTTAAGTGTACAAGACATTTTAATAGTTTTTGTCCTAAATCTTCTGTTCCATGATTGTTTGCTATATCTTTTTTAGTGTAGTTTACTTTGGCATTTTGAGCAAATACTGATTTAGTACCTACAAAGAATTTTCCAGTTTCAGGATGAGTACCACATACAACGGCAGGTGCTCCATCCCATTTAACTGAAACAGACATAGCTTCAGACGACGTGCCTTGAAGTGTTACTAATAATCCACGGAAGTAATCTATTACAGCTTTGCCTCCATTGTAGCCATCTGTAATAATAATATCTTCTATATGTTCTAGGTGGGTCCTTTTAAATTCTAATAGGACATCTTCTATCAACATGGTTAGTCCTCTTTGTATTCACCATCTTTAATTTTTAGAACATTATCTTTAATGTCTCTATTTTCTTTAATGCGAGCAACACCTTTTGAAAATTTGTTACTATCCATATTTTTAATAGATGAATGAAATCGTTTTTCTAGTTTATATGCAGTCTCGGGATCAAAGTTTTCTCTAATGAAGGATATAAGTCTTATAGCAGATTCAATAATGTGAGATGCTCTGCTTTCTACTACATTTTCCTTGTCTTTTGACAAGGGCATATTAGTTAATTCTTCCAGTAAACTTCTAGTTTCATTCTGCATATATGGTATTTAAGTAATATTATAGCAGAATTATATTAAAAGTCTATTGGAAATACTGTTTATTTGTCTCTTCCCCACTTAATTTTATCCCAAACACGTTCATGAACGTAGTACATTAAAGTCATAAACAAGTATGCTCCTGTTAGTATTCCTGTTTCAGCCCAATTACCTGTCACTGCGTAACTAACCGTTGGCCATACTATTAACCCAATTAATCTCCATGAAACGACTTTAGCTAGTGATCTCTTTTTTTCATCCATTATGAATGTCTAAAGTATGCTTGGAATCTTTATTAGTTCCTTCAATAAATTTCCAAGTTTTGTCTGTTGTTCTACCTGTGTACTGCAAAATATATCTTGTGTCCCAACCCATATTTGCTGTACCGTGTGGAAAGTCTTGCCAATGCCAACTAATAATATCTCCTGCTTTCCAATGTGTATGTGTTGCTGTACCTTGATGCCATATTTGTCCCATACTCCAATCGTTTAAGAATACTACAAACCTATGTACTTTTTTTGGATCAACATCGTAATCAAGCTCGTCAAACGTATTTTGTCTGTCTAGCCTTGCCGCAAAGTTGTCCATGTGCATATGTAATAATTGACCACATACCTGAGAGTGTAATTTTAATTCGTAATCATAGAGCCCTAGAAGTCCTTCAGCAAGTGCAATCGCTTTTGGATCAGTAAACATATTCGCTCTACCATATATTTTACTTTCTGGATCACCACCTGATCTAACTATATCATATACTTCTTGATCTATTGCATAGTTTCCGCCAACACTTTTGTTTCGTGTTGCCCAATGCACTGCGTTGTCTAATGCGGCGTCACCGTATGTTTTGATAAAGTAATCACAATCCATATCAATGTTACCGTGGAACATTAACACATCTTCAATATTATCTTTTTTGCTCCAGTCAAAATGATATGCACCTCTTTCTAATGCTCTTTTCTTTTCATAGTCCCAACGACTTTTTCCGTACTCTAGTTTCTTACCTGTTTTGAGTGCATTAACTTCTGTGTGTGCTTTTAAGTTTTTAATTGTTTGATCTGAATCTTGTAAATCGTCATCAATTTTTTTTAATATTTTTTCTGAATAATCTTTGCTGTGTTCCATACTGATATTTAAGTCATAAAAAAAGGGCGATAAAATTACCGCCCTTTAGTCTTAAGAATTTAAATTCTTATTATGCGTATGTTTCCATTAACTGAACAGATTCTTTTACTGTTCCAGTTTTTGAAGATGTTATTGCAAATAAGTCTTTTCTGAAGTTGTTGATAACTGAATTGATTTCATCTTGAGCTTCTTGTGTATTACAAAGTTTCTCAAGTTCCATTCTTCCAATAGAAGCGTGGAATTTTTCATCTTTAGCAATTTTGGCATATCTAGAAGATATAAATTTATCTTCAATTGTTTCTGCCATCATAGCCCAGTTTCTAGCCGCTCTGCCTTCTGCAAGTAATTGATACAATGCTAACATCAAAGGATTGCTGTTGCAGTTGTATTTCTTGATTAGTGCCGCGCCTTTTTGTTCTAGTCTATCTTGGTGGCTTTCTACTGCTTTTTGCATATCCAGTTTATTGCCAGTTAGATATTCTACAACTTCTCTAACGAATTGAAAGTGCTTCGCTTCGTCGTGTGCTTGTTTTGAAAGTAAAACAAGTTTTTCAGGATCAGTACCAGCTGGTAGAGCCGATATTTCTCTTGAAATTTCTTCCATGTTCATTCTTTCATTAACCATACGACCAGTAAAGTTGTCAACCAACTCGTCCTTGTCTGTTACGTTTTCGTAATAGTGCTTGATCTGTAACTCAGATGCTCTGAAAAGAGCTTCATTGTCTTGCTCAAGTTTCTTTACGAATTGTTTTCCTGATAACATATGTTTCTCCTTTTACGTATTTTTGCGTTTAAACGTAACAGTATTTACCAAATACCATGATGCAGTGAACGATATTCGGTATATATTAACAAAATGAACATTATTATTAGCCAAATAGAGTATATTAAACCACCCAGACTATTTGTTTTTGATGCGTTAGAACGTGCTTATTACACATTATTATCTAAACATAACTTAATACCTGTTCCTAATTCCAATATAGTACCAGATAATGATTATGATTGTTTAGTATTGACAGGTGGTCCGGATAGTATTGCAAGAAATAAAACAGAGAACTTATTGTATGAAGATGCATTTAAAAAAGGCAAACCTATTGTTGGTATATGCCATGGTGCTTTTGTTATTAATGATATTTGTGGAGGAGTAAACGGATATATTGATAATCATGTAGACAAAGAACATACAATTAAAATGTACGATAAAGAATATAATGTAAGATGTTATCATACACAACGTATAGAAAAATTGCCTAAAGATTTTATTGCAATAGCATATGACTTAGAAGGTAACCCAGAAGCATTTAAACATAATACACTTCCAATTTATGGAATGGTTTGGCATCCAGAAAGAATGGATGAACCAGTTCTACCTCCAGAAGTTAAAAAATTACTTGATTAGTTTTCTACGATAAAGCCAAACGTATCTATGTGGCCATAGTCTTTCTGGAAGTGTGCCACCATCAGGACCTGTTGTATTATATTCTAGTTCACACCACTCAACATCAAAGTCCATTAGTCTAGCAAATTCATGCACTTGTTTTAGTCCCCACTGGAACCATTGTAATCCTCTATCACTTTTGTATCCGCCTGGTGCACCTCGCATATAAAGTCTACCACCCGGCTTTAACCAAGACTTTATTTTGATTAGCATACTGGCTATGTCATCATGATTGCCCCAATTAATAGAACCTAATGCTAGTATTACATCAGCACATTCAGGTTTAAAGGGTGCATCAAAATGTCCACAAACTATATCTGCTTCTTTGAATACAGGATCGTAGCCTACAAGATTATTGATCTTGCCTTTGAAAAAGTTTAAGGCACAACCGGCATCTATTACTAATTTTGGTTTAAGTTTATTAATTTCTTTTACTAAATTGTCTCCTGAGTATTTGAACAAATGTATGTTTGATTGCCATATGTTTCTATAGAAATAGTCTTGTGCTTTTTGGTCTATCATATTAATTTTTAATCCACTCTGCGTAAAGTCTATTAGTAGCGTCGTCTTGTATATCGTTTAATGTAAAATTATATTTTTTGCAATAATAAGCATTTTTTTCAGGAGACCATAAAAAGAATCTAACCTTTTTAGAATCATCATGGAATGGATGATCATTTCCAAATGTATTTTGTCTCCAATATACCCTATCACCTGTTTTTGTAATGTCTGCTAGTTTCTGAAGTTGTGTTTCTATTTCTTTTTGATCACCAAAGTTTAATGAACCTAATATAAAATATACATTAGAGTTTCTTTGAGGTGTATAGTTTTCTAATGATACCATCTCGTCTGCTTTATCATTTGCAGGATCAATTCCCCAAAGTCTATCACCTAGCTTTTCTTTAAAGAGATTATAGCCACAACCTATATCTAGTATAGTATCGTCTTCTTTAATTTTATCTAGTAATGCCCAACCTGAGTATTTGAATTTAGAATAGTTAGGTTTCCAATGATGTTTAAAATAATCTGTTTCTAGTTCGTTCATATGCAATAGTTATTAGGCGTAGTCTATGCCTCTATTTTTTTGTGTGATACTTCTATATACTAAGAACAACACACCTGCTAACAATACAAGGAACAAAGGCCTTACCATCATTTCTTGAATTGTGTACATGGTGTTTAATTGTTGTCCTAGGTTTTGCCATTTGTCTATAATGATATAAGTTAAAAGTATTGCTGGTCTGCTTATTTTAAATTTGAAACAGAATAAACCTAACATACTACAACAAGCCAAAGTAACATAGTCCATATATAAACCTGTGTATGATTGACAAGTGTATATTATAATAGCAAAAATTATTCCAGCATATATCCAATAAGGTATTTCTAATATTTTAACAAGTAGTTTAGAAGTAAAGATACAAATTATAAAAGTTAATATTGTCGCACCAACAAAACCATAACCTAGTAATGATAAAAACTTTTTGTCTTCAAGCATAAAAGGATTACCTACATCTAATCCAAATGTAATACACATAGCCATAAAGATTGCGGCAAATGGAGATGCTGGTATTCCAAATAGTACAGTAGGAATTAAACTGCCAGCCTTTTGTGCGTTGTTGGCTCCTTCACAACCTGCAAGTCCTTTTGGATTACCTACTCCAAACTTATCATTAGGGTGTGCTTTTACTGTGGCACCATAGGCTAACATATCTCCTACAGGTCCTACACCTGGAAGTAAACCTGCAATAAATCCTATCCATCCACCTCTAAAAGAATCTCTCCATAATCTTAGTGTAGTTTTAAATCCATCAAATAGTTGTGCAAAATAATTGTTAATAGGTGCTGGGCGATTCTGTCCCCATTTGAATCCTGATATTAATTCAGGAATACCAAATAGTCCAGCAATCATCATTATAATTGGAACACCGTCTTGCAAATATAGTGTGCCAAATGTTAATCTAGGTCCTCCAGTTTGTGGGTCTATTCCTATCAGTCCTATAAATGCACCTATGCCGACTGCACAAACACTTAACCAAAAGTTTTTTGAAATTATAAATGCCACACAGGCAATTGATAATGTCATGAACATAAACAGTTCAGGTACACCAAACTTGTATATTATAGGAGCATAAAAAGGTAACAAAGCAAATGCAAGTATGCCAAAGAAGACTCCATTGAAAGTACTGTCTGCCATTGCAATTCCTATGGCCCGTCCAGCTTCACCATTCTTACTCATCTTGTATCCGTCTATGATAGATGCCGCAGTCGTTGAAGCACCTGGTATACCTGTGAGTAGAGATGTATAAGAGTCTGCGGTACTAGATGCCGCGATAACACTTATTAAAAATATTAAACCGTAATAGGGATTTGGATCAAAGTATCCTGCAAATGAGAATACAAGGAGCATTGCCGTTCCGGCGCCTGCCATTGGTATAACACCTAATAGTATTCCGTATAGTGTTCCAATGAGGCACCAGAGTGCATAGTCCATTTTATTTCAATAGGTGTGGTTTGAATTCAGCTTTCCAACCAAATATGTTGTTAAACCACCAAACAAGATCCTTAAGTTTCTTTTCTGTATAAAGGGATCGTTGATACTTAACAATCTCATCTGCTTCTTCACCAATTGCCCAGTTGTAATTTCCGCCTGATGCTTTGGCAATTATCGCTCTTGATTCTGGATCTGCTAACATTTTCTTTAATGCCGCAACAAGTTTATCTCTGTGAGGAGCATCTTTGTTTACCCATAAACCTTTTTGTAGAGAGTCGTTTTGGAATTGTACTAATTTGTATGCATCATACAATTCACCACTTGGCTTTTCACCCCAAGTTTTTTCAAACACAGTATCAAAGTCATATCCTTTTGCGTTAGGGTTTGTTACAATTTGTTTCTTTTCAGGATCATAAACTCCTTGTGTAAACCAAATTTCACCATGCTCGAACTTACTAATTTTTTTAGTCCATGCAGTTGGATTACCTCTGAATACATTAAACTCGCCTCTGGCAAACATTAATGTTCCTTGTTTGTCATTTACTCCTTTAACGTATGTCATATCTTCATCAACACATTTTTTGTATGATTCAATTTTGCCGTCAAGGTTTCCACAGTACATCAGTACCATTCCTGTAACGTCACCAGCCGCGTGATCGTTTCCGAATACCATACCACCATCTCTTGGATTCCAATCTTTTCTTTTACCTACAAATATGTCAAGTAATTGTACTCCAATTGCGTCCCAATTCATGTAGTCGTATTCGACACCAGTTTTAACTAGTGTGTTTACAGAAGTCGTACCACCTGTAACTGTGATTGCTTTTTCTTTAAACCTATTATCTTTGTTCCATTTGTTCATACCAATTAAGTGTCTTGCACCTGGGATATGTACTGAAACAATAGGTTCATCGACGTGCTTCTTTAGTTCCTTGATTACTACCTGTGCCCATTGATCTAACCCTGACCCTGGTTTAGTAGGAAGGTAGATAGTATAATCAGCCATAGCTGATACAGATGTAAACAAAAATAGAAATGTCGCTAATATTAATTTTTTCATTTATTTGTTCCTTTGTTTATTAGTTTTATTAGCAATACTTAATTCTGCTAATAATTACTAGTATATGAAAATGAGTCGAAAAAAGCAACGGAAATATCCTACAAAATACATTCAATATAGAACCCATCATGAGATCAATATAGATGATGATGAGGAACTGAGTTTAGTAGTAGGAATTTTGATATTCATAATAGGTGCTTGGTGGGGTTTAGTACATTTAGTTGATATGTTTTTCGATAAACTTACGTGGTGGCAAGAGCCATTAACTATTATTCCTGTGTTGCTTGTTGGTTTGCCATGGGCTATGATGGCAGAGTTATATGGTAAAAACCCAGTGCATTGGTGGCCTGCTGTATGGGGATATAAAATTAGTATACCTGAACGAGAACCCTTCCATGCATACGATCCAAAGTTAGAAAAAGTACTAAAAAAGTTTGGTCCAACTAGAGTTTATTCTGTAAACTATACAACTTTAAAGTTTAGATGTAAAAAAGATGCTGTTATTTTTTCTCTTCAGAACTTCTAAAAACTGTGCCGTGTAGTGTTTCGTAGTTGCGTAACTTGTCTGATAGTTCTTTTACAATTTGTTGATAATCTGTTATTTGAAATTCTAAATTACCAATTTCAGCACAAAGTTTTTTAATTTGTGCATCTTTGTCTTCTATTTGTCTTGTAAGATCTAATGGTCCTCTGTCGTCCATTTCAATCATTAGTGTCCTTGTCCTCTGTATGGTTTAAACGATCGTTTTCTACTTTTGTTCATAGATGCCTTTTTAGCATTTTTTCTATTCCCTTGTGAAGTACGTTTTCTTGTACCTTCTCTGTGAACGAATGCTGTTAGTCTTTGTACCATAATATAGTAGACATTTATTTTTGTCAATGTTAAACTATTAAATAGTTATATGATCAAGTATCAACTCACCTGTGATTGTGATGCCAAATTTGAGGGCTGGTTCCCTAGTATAAAAGAGTTTGAATTACAACAAAAGAAAAAGCAATTACTATGTCCAATGTGTGATAGTGTAAATGTTAGAAGAGATATAATGTCTCCTAATGTTAAAAAGAAAAGTACAGAAGTTAAGTTAAAGACTGCTAGAGTGCGTGGTAAAAAAGCTATGATAGATATGGCAGGAGGACAAATGGTATTAGGTGGGCGAGCAAGAACATTAATCAAAAAGATAGAAACACACGTTAAAGAGAACTTTGAGAATGTTGGTAAAAACTTTGCCAGAGAGGCACGTAAGGCACAAGTAGGTGAGAGGAACGAAGAATTCTACGGTACTGCTACAAAGAAAGAAGCAAAAGAATTACTAGATGACGGCGTTGATTTATTTCATATTCCTAGTATTAAAGACAATTAATTTATATTCAGCCAATTAAGAAAACTAGTAGGAAATGTTTTTAAACTTATATTTCTAATTTCTGATAATCTTTTTAGGTAATTTGCACAACCTACTCTGTCATGTTCCGAACATTCTAACGAAACCAAATCAATAAATCTTTTTTGTAAAGGATCATTTGAATGTTCTTTAATAAACTTTTCTTTAGACTCTGGATCAAGCACACATGGTTTAAGATAGTAAGGATCAGTTATAAAGTTTGGAGATAGTTTTTTGTGTCCAAACAGATTTAAAAATTCTTTATATTTAAATGTACTTAAATTATTATGAGTGGTAGCAAATTCATAGTTAATGTTATATTGATCTAACATCTTAAGTCTATCATGAAACCTTTCCCATGGCATTCCTTTATCATAACGTATAAATTCATGATCAGTTCCAACAGTTTCAGCACTGACGGCAACGTCTATGTTTAAACGACTAGCTAATTCTAAGAATTTTTGGAATATAGTATTAGGTGTACCAAGTCCTGTTACCACTTGTATTTTTACTTTGTTATAAAACTTTTCAATAAATTTAAAGAAATTTTTGTTCAGTAATGGTTCACCACCGGAAAGAACTATTCTGTTTATACCATCAATATTATTTTCAATTGCAATCATTAGTAAATTAAAAAACTTAGAGTGTGAACGTTGATGTTGTTTTAATTTTATTTGTACTTTGTTCATTGAAGTTAATTCATTTAATCCAACAGGGCCATGTTCAGCAACAGTGTGCCTCCATGAGCTTGAAAGTCTAGGAGAACAATAAGCACAGGCCATATTGCAATCAGTTGATATACTAATGGTTATTGTACGTGGAATCATATGTGGATCGTATGGTTCAGTTCCAGGCTCATACATATCTTCTTTATTGACATATTGTCTATAAGATACTTCGCCGCGATCCTCTGCCTCGAAACAAACTTTACAACTTTTATATCTTTTATTTTCCAACATTAATTTTCTATCTTTTACCATTTGATCACTTAATATAATTTTTGTTGGATCTTTTTCACACTCGGCGAGGTTTAGTCTTTCTGGATATGCATGACAGCAATTGTATAGAAATCGATTTTCTACATCTACAAGTATTTGATTGAACTTATCATAACAGTACAGATTTTTTGTCATACTGATATTTAATACGGTAAACTGTAGGACGAATAATTTACCATTACCACACAAAAGACTTGACTTTTTTTAAAAAGAGTGTAAAATATATTTTTATATGACATTAAGAACAGTTCTATCGAGACTATCCTTAATGTTTAAATTAACTACTAAAAAGGAAACAATCATGGGACAATCAACACCATACGTTATCTATACTAGAAACTTCAAAACTAGAGCAAAACAAATCGGAGTATTTGCAGAGCCTACTAGAAAGTATCTTGTAGATGGCGAAGTTAACGGCGGAAAAATCAAATATAAGAATTTAGCCGTGGCTAAAACTGCTAGAAAAACAGCTACTAATAAGTTGTTATCTAAAGGTTTAGATTTCACTGTAAATGTTTTAGGCGTAGCGCCTCAATCATCTGCATTAACAATGAAAGCAAATATAATTTCATTGCTAAGAAAATCTGGCAGAAAAGTAATTAATTACTCTGCGTAATTAATATTTGTTAGTTCAGGGCGATGCTTTCGGGTGTCGCCCTTTTTCTATATACAACTACAAGTTAATTGACAATTTAAAAAAAATAACATATAATAAACACAATGGCTTACCATAATGCAAATATACCTGTCATTGAATGTTATGTTCGCGGAAACTATTTGCGAGATCAAAAAGATTCATTTGACAAATATTTTGAATGTAGAGTATTTGGCGTCATGAGCTTACCAGGACAGGTTCCGTTATTTCATTTTATGATGGAAGACGGAGGTTTATGGTGGAAGGCTCCTATCTCTGCATTTTGTAAAAAAGAAGGTGTAAAAGAACTGCCTTTAAATGAATTAATGTTGTGGGATTCATTTAGTTATAATATATCAGTCACAACTTTTTTCCATTTAGCAGATATTAAAATGACTTACTTCTCAAGACGTAAAGTAAAAAGGTCAGGCAAATATTTGTTTACATTAGATTGGACAATAGGAGACTTTAATGAATTAAACTTTGGCTATGCAGATGTACCAGGCCAACATAAGTGTGGACACGTTATTGAATTAGATGATGGTAATTATGCAATCCAACCTAATAATAGATTAAAAGTATTTGAAACAGAATTTATAGATAAGCCAGATGAAAATATTATAGACCGTTTAGTTAATACACACAAATACTCTGTTGAGTCAGGTGAAAAATGGATAGTCACAGAAAAAGAACAAGGTAGTTTTGATTATGATATTGAAGAAACTAAAGAGTAAATATATGCATGAAGATAATTCATGTAGAAGCCAGCACATTTTGTAATGCTCGTTGCCCATTATGTCCTAGAAGTTTGTATGGATATAAGGTAGAGGGAGTATATCCAGAAGTACATTTACAAGTAGACAAGTTCAAAGAGGCTCTTAAAAAAATACCAGGTTATGAGTTTGTATATTTTAATGGTCACCTAGGTGATCCTATGATGAATCCAAATATTTTAGAACTTGCATTGATGACCAAATGTCAAACATCTATTACTACTAACGGTAGTATAGGATCTAAAAATACGTGGCAACAGTTAGCTAAAAATAATATAAAGTTTATCTTTAGTATTGATGGGCTAGAAGATACTAATCATCTGTACAGACAAGATGTTGAATGGAATAAAATTATGGATAGAGTTAAATGGTTTATTGATGCTGGTGGTTATGCTACATGGAAATTTATATTATTTCGTCATAATATGCATCAAGTTGAACAAGTAAAAGAATTGTCTAAAGAATTAGGGTTTAAAGATATTTGGATAGAAGATGATGGACGAAGCTATGGTCCTGCATTAGATAAAAATGCAAATATCACTCACTGGATCTTACCACACAATAAACCTTTAGAACCGCACCCTTATTATGTTAAAGAAGGAATTGAAAGATATAAAGAGACACACCAAAACTTTCAAGTAGAGCCTAAGCTGTATAATATCCAATGTGAATACTTAAAGAATGATGATACCTACATTAATGCTAAAGGTGAGGTAGGACCTTGTTGTTATCACGGATATGATATGCCGGGTAGACCGTTTGTAAAATTAGAAGATCACTATAAATTAAGAGCGACTTGGACTACAAAGAAATGTAATCCTGTATGTGCAATGAGTTGTGGAAATAATTAGATAACGTTCCAAGAACTGCCGTCGAATTCTTTTCCTCTTCCGTCACCTGTAGTGTAAGGAACACTCATTATATTAGCTCTAGCAAAAAATCTGCCAGCATTAATTAATGTAGTTTTATCTGCACTAAAGTGATCTGCCCAGTCATCTCCTGCCGCTGTGCCTGGACCTTTTGTTCCAAAACCACGTGCCATTATTAATGAACCGTTTACACCAGCGTCGACACCATCTTGTGGAAGTCTCCAACCTAACCATGTGCAATTTTTTTCGAACATAGCCAATGCGTCTGCATGAAAGAAGTATGCTTTTGCTTCTTCAACATTTGCAAATCTGTTTGTTTTTATTACGTCGCTGGCACCATCATGTTCCATATACAAGTGGTATGCAACGTTATGTACTCCATATGCTGTATCACTATTTGTCATGTTTTAAATTCTCCTATAACTGTACTTATTTACCATAGTAAACAACATTATCAGCTTTAGGATATGTTCTCCATGGATCAAATATGATAGTATTATGATCAGCTTCTACGATATCTGTTTCATGCACTCGTACGATAACATCAATGTTTTCGTTATATCTATTAATTGCTATACTATCTATAATAGATCCACCGTGCCATACGATCCAATGTTGTACAAGCAACGAATAAGAGCCATCAATTAATGTTGTATTAGGCTTGTAAGTATCTGATGTAAAGTGTATGTTTTTACCGTGCTTTAGTATTGCAAGTGCCATGTTTTCTGCTTGTCGTTCTCTTGTAGTCATTATAGATGCAAATGGATCGTAGCCTAATTTAAGTTCTTTAGCCAACCAACGTAAAGCAATATTATCTCGTGGATGACAAGCACCACCATCTCCCATACCTGCTTTCATATATGCTGAGCTATTAATTCTTTGTGTACTTTTTGCTAATGCTTTGGTAACAACATCAACATTCATATTGCCTAGTTGTCCAGCAACATCTTGTATCATATTAACAAATGCAATTTTGCTACTGATAAAAGTATTGTAAAATATTTTAATTGCTTCTGCTTCTTCCCATGTACCAAATTCAACACGTGGATTGTTATTACAAACCATTGTATAAAAGTTTAATAAATTTTGTGCTCTAGTGGCAGTAGCTTTAACGCCTTTCATTGTTCCAACAATAATCATTTCAGGATTCATCATATCCCAACCTACAGATCCCATAGCTATTAGATAGGGATTATAAATTAGTTTTGTATTAGTAACTAGTGGAGCAAGTTCTCTTCTAATAGTTCCTGGTAATACTGTTGATATCAATGCAAGAGTTTGTTTTTGTCTAACATATTTGTTGCACTCTGTTAAAACTTCTTTTACTGAATCGTAGTTAAAATCTTTAGGAGGAAGATGGCTTGTAGGTGTTCGTCCATCATATCCTTCTTCGTGTGGAGTAGGTGTTGCAACAAATATAATATCTGATTGTTCAACTACTTCCTGTATTGAATCTTTTATATCTACCTTTGTACTTTGTTTAGGCAGTATATCATATCCATTTACATGATAGCCTTTGTCAACAGTTGCTTCTGCACAAGGCATACCTAGTTTACCTAATCCTATAAATCCTATTAACATTTAAAAGTTTCCTTATATAATTTTGTAACAGGAGTGTTAATTCCTTGGTTTAATTTATATTGAAGAGAAGGATGATATTTAGTTATTGTATAATTTTGATGTTTTACTTGTCCAGTTTTAACGTTAAAATACCAATTCTCTACCTTGAACCAGTTTTCGGTATTAATTCTTATATGTTCTGTACCCTTTGGCCAATCTTCAATGTTGCTTTTTTCTTTAAGCATTAAACTATCTATTATTTTAATTGTATCAAAATCTTGAAAATGATTATGTAAATCTCTTAGATGCAACATATTATCATTCCTTTTCTCAGTGTTTGCTGGTAGTATCGAATTATCTAATACTGCTTGAATAGATGGGTGTTGAACAACTGTGTCATTAGTTTTCCATAACCCTTTTACAATTATGTGTGGACCTTTGTATTCTCTATTGTAAGTTATTATGCCGTGTTTAAATTTAATGTTATTAAAAGTTAGTGCAAGTTCAAGGAACAATTCATTTGGTACATAAACTTTATCTTTAATATTACTAACGTCAGTTGAAACTTTTAGCCACCATTGCATCCATTCTAGATCCTCTTTGCCACAAAAAAAAGGTTGCATCAATATTCTATTAGGTAAAGTATATCCATATTCATAATTTAAAACTTCTTGATCACCGTGTTGTATTTTATATGCACACCATGGTACTCCGGGTTCAGTCCATTCTTTAGGAAATCTTTTTAAAATTCTACATTCAGGATCCATAAAGCAAATTCTTTTTGCTTCTGTTTTGCTAACATAATCAATCATTTGAGATTGTATGTAAAAGTTTATTTCGCTAATTGATTTAAAATCTGGAATAGTAATTATATCGTATTCATAATTAAATTTTTTACAGTCGTCTTTGAGTCCTTGTGAATATGTTTCTACAAAGTTTTTTGTGCCATAAGCAACGATTTTAAGATTCGTCATAAAATTTTTTAATATGTTCAATTATATAATCTTGTTCGTCTTCTCGCAAGAAAGGATGACATGGCAATGAAAGTATTTGTTCTGATATCTGTTTTGCAATATATGGATACTCAGACTTACTATCAATTTGAGTTAAAAACGGATATTCATTTATTGGTATTTTCCAATGGATTAAACTTTCGATATTAACATCATTAAGGTATTCACGTAACTCTTCTCGTCTACTAGATAGTATAGAATATAAATGATATACATGATGTCTGTCTGTTAGTTCTTCTGGAATATGTTCTACTACATCTTTTAAATGTTTGTTATATTTAAATGCGTGTTTTCTTTTCATTTCGTTAAGTTCATTTAAGTAAGGTAGTTTAGCAGATAAGAATCCTGCTTGTAATGAGTGTATGTTTCTATTCCATCCTATGTGTTCTCCTATTGAATCTCTTTGAGTTCTAGGTATTTTGGATAAGTCTGCACAGTAAGATCCATCAACTATTCCAACACTTCGTCCATGGTTACGTATTTCTCTAGCTCTTCTACATACTTCTTGTGATCCAGTAATTGCACCTGCACCTCCTATTGCTCCTAAAGGTTTAACAGGGCCAAAACTAAAACAAGTAATATCTGCATTGGTTCCAGTCATTCTTTTTTTATAAGTTGCACCATGAGCCATTGCGGCATCATCAATTGTAGTAATGTTATGTTTCTTTGCTACTGCTACAATCTTATCTACGTCAGGTGTTTGTCCATTTATATCTGTCCAAACTATTGCTTTTGTTTTGTTAGTAATTTGTTCTTCAATCTTGTCTTCATTAATGCCATAGTCAGATACTTTAACATCAACATACTTTAGTGTTGCTCCTAGATTCATAAATGCTTCAGCGGTTGATATAAATGTATGAGCAGGAATAATAACTTCGTCACCTGGCTTTATGTTTGCAATCATACCTGCAGTATGTAATGCATCAGTTCCACTTGTTAATGTGGCACATTCTTCTGTTCCAGTAAACTTTATCCACTCCTCTTCAAACTTTCTAACTTGTGGACCACGAAGATATTTTGCTTCGTTCATACAATCCATGTATGCGTTGTTTAAATCTTCTTGTATGTAATCAGACACACGTTTAAGATCATGTAATTTAATTTTATCCATTGTTGCTTATAGATATAGTTATATACAGAAATGGCTCGCTATTAGCCATAATGGCTCGCTATTAGGTTTGTGGTTTATTTGGTTATGCTGAATAATCTGGTAAAGGTCCGCCGTATTTCTTGCCTTTAATTTTTTTACCAGCTACTTTTTTGGTCTTACCACCGAGCTTGGCTACACGATTTCCGGTACGTTTTCGTCTACCTTGTGACTTGCATGAAGCTACCCAAGATGAAGGTAAGTCTTTAGTAGGTCTACTGCATACACCTTTTGGTGCTGGACCTATGTTCTCATCTGTGCCTATTACTTCAAATATTCTCATTGTGCTTGTATTTACTCAATTTACAGTACGAAGTAGATCTTGTTAAAATGTAGCACCCTGTAATATATTGTTATTAAGTAATTGTTTCAGCTATAAAATGCCATCAGCTCTAATACATCAGCTCAAAAACCGTCAGCTCTGACCTGTCAGTTCTGTAAACACGAACAATAAATACTGATATGAAGATCAAAGAAATCGCCATTGTGGGTTCAAAAATTTCAGATACTACATCTAGTGGCACTACATCTAGTGGTCAACCGGTGGGGTCACCACAAGATATAGTACCTGATATGGTTGACAATAAGGTTTTATGTCAACCAGACCATTCAGCGATAGCGGAAGGCGTGAGCCAAATTTTTAGAAGAAAGAAAGGTGGAATGCCTACGAAAGGTTTTAGATGCACGACAGGTCCAAGAAAAGGTCGTATCGTTGCCAAGCCATCAACCTGTTTTCAAAAAACAGATCCGCAACGGTCAGCAAAGATAAGAAAGGTAAGACAACGAAAGGCCAGAATCGCAGGTAAGAAACTAGGCATCACAAAAAGATCTGGAGCAGGTTCAAGAAGATTACAAGGAATTCAAATAGGTGGGAAGAAACAAGGCAAAGGTGGTAAGTCAACGGCACCAAGAATGAAATCCACGGCACCAAGAAAATCAAAAACAATCAAGCCAAGAAAATCATAGAAGAAATTTTTAAATAATGTTAATATGAAGAATGAAAAAGGAAAAAGAAAAGAATGTTTCAACGAAACAAAAAGAAATCATGGTCAAAAGAAGAAGGCCAATTTTTTAGAAGAAGAAGACAGACAAAAAACAATTCAACATTTGACCCTAAAATACATAAGATGAGTCCACACGGGCTCGGATATCAAATGAAGGATGATGTTAAGCCTAACCCAAAAGAATCAACGGGTGCGGTATTAAAAAATATACTAAAATAAGTTAAAAAAGTTGGTTTTCACCCATGGCACTACATCTAGTGGTCACCAGGTGAAGCCACTACTACATCTAGTCTTTCACAACCCCGTGTAAGTCATTGAAATCATTAGACATTTTCCTGGACTTTATATATACGGATTTTTTCACGGTCATTTTACCAGGTTGACGGTATTAAGACCTATGTTATTATAAAGCATGGATTTGAAAGAGAAAATTTTAGAAAAAACATCAGCAGACCTAATAGAAGAGCTGTATGAAGATTTCATAGACCAATACCAAAAAGGAAAATTCGTAGAAGGTATTTGTGAATGGAATGGTGACGATGCTTTAATGGGACCAGAATCAGTTGCTCATAAATTTAAAAAGAAAGCAATTGAATTAGGATATGGTTCTAATATGAAAGGCATTTTATATTGGGCAGAAGAATTAGAACAATGGGTAGATGGCCATTTAGGACATTTAGAAAGTAAATTTAGATAATGAGTTTAAAAAATAAAAAACAATATTATATCACAGAAGGACATATTGATGAAGATGGAAATGAATATGAAAAAGATTATAGTGGACCTTTTACTTTGAACAAGGCAAGAAGACTTATGGAAGGTTATTTTAAAAGTTCTTATCATTTTAGAAATCCTTACAATATGAATATCAGAGGACCAGGATTATGAAAAAGAAAAGAAATTATTTAGAAAGAAAATTAGACGAATATAATCATACAATGGAATTGATTAGAACAATCCTTCCGGTTGCGATTATAGTTCTACAAATTATTATATTGGTGAAAATTATATGAACATACTAGGAGCAATCACAGGATTTTTTATGTTATTCATACCAGTTGAAAGTGAAGTGGCTGTGACAAAGAATATTTATAATGCAACGGTATTGGCAGGCAAGATTATAGAAAAAACAGAACAAGATAATTGGGGAGCATCAGCTCACGAAGAAGGGTACCAAATAATAAAAGATACAATTTTAAGAATAGGAGAGTTAAAATAATGAGTACAGGATACGAAGGACAAGTAGAAACTCATATGCACACCTTTCAGGTAGCAGATTTGGGTGACTTTGATTTAGACGAAGATAGAAGTATTACATCATCTATAGAGTTCGCTTTAAAAGGAGCAGGCATAGATGCCGTAGTAGATGGTGAAGAACATAATGCTTCGGTCTTTTATGTTCATACCAAAGCAAGTAGACAAGCGATAATAGATGCTTTGGAATTTAATGATATTTGGTTAGAAGACTAAAAATAAATGAAATTTATGCCAGTTTATGGAAGGTTTTAGTAGGTTGACGGTATTACCATCTATGTTATACTGAAAATATAAAGAAGAAAGTTGAAATGATAAAAACAGAAACAAAAACAGAAAAAAGATATAAAGCAAGTCCAAATCCATATCTTTGTAAGTCAGGTTATTATGTGACTGAATTGCATATGGGTGATGTTCCGGGTGATGGATACGAATTAATGTCTACAACGGACCTAGCAGGACCTTTTAAAACTTTAGACAGAGCAAGAAAAGTTTTTAAAGAAAAAGTTATTAAAGATCCATTTTTAAATGAATGGGACTTTGACATTAGAGGTCCAGCAGATTCAACAGGCAGTATATGGTATGCCGGAAGGGAGAGACCAGGTGAATAGTAAATTAATAAAAATAATAGAAGACATTTACAAAATGAATGGAGCAGATATTCAATCAGTTGTAGATGCGGTTAAGATGAGAAGAAATCAATTACATCTTCAAAATGCTCAATCATTTAAAGTAGGCGACAAGGTTTTCTTTAGAGGTCGTAGAAATACACTTTGTGAAGCAAAGGTTGAGAAAATCAAAATAAAAAATGTATTGGTTAGAACATTAGATGGAACTAGATGGAATGTTCCGGGTTCACATTTACACACGGAGGCCGTTAATGCCTAATTGGTGCAATAATAATATCAAAATCACAGGACCAAATTCTGTAATTGATAAAATTGAGAAGATTGTTAAGAACGGAAAATATGAAAAACCAGAAGATGGGTTGTTAGAATATTTTCATCCAATGCCTGCGGAGTTAAGAGACACGGTGGCAGACGGTTCTAAAAGAAAGAAACTACAAAAGAAATATGGTTTTGACGACTGGTATGGTTGGGCGACAGAAAACTGGTCTACGAAATGGGACATTCATGAATTCTACGGAGACCATTACGATAGAAATTATATTAATGATGATGAATCAGAAATATCATTTGGATTTGATTCTGCTTGGGCACCACCAATTGGTGCTTATGAAAATTTCATAGCTGAAAATTCTAATGTCGGTATCAGAGCAACCTATTATGAAGGTGGCTGTGACTTTATGGGAATATGGGATAATGGAGACGACCAATGTTGGAATATATCTGATACGGCACCTAAAGGGTCTACAGATAAATTTTGGAAGACTCCGGAAGGTAAAGAGTTAGATGACTTATATGGTATATCAGAGAATATGGCTGAATACGAAGCTCAACAAGAAGAAGAAAGAATAGGCGACAATAAAGAAATCATAGATTACTCAAAGGGAGAAAAAGTAAATGTGGACGGATGAATGTTATATGGAAATCCGTAAAGGCGATAGAGTTTATTATCAAAATAAACAAGGTCAAACTCATTCCGGTAAGGCTGTATTATACGGACCTGCAGGTTGGGTTATAAAATGTGATCACGGTGCTCAAGTAGTTGAAGAGCATAAAAATTATTTAGGTCATAAACCTGCAAAAGGTAAAAGAGAAGACGACTATTTTGGAAAATTTTTAAATCAACCTTATTTTGGAAAATGACAATAGATTCAGAAATATACGGAAATCCAAATAAACTTTATCAAGTTAAACTTTTAAGAACTGGTAAGAATGGTGGATTTTTTAAAACATTAAAAGAAGCATTATTAAAACAAAAAGAATATGAAACGAAGGATTGGTATGCCACTATAATTAGGGTTGATCCTGAGAACAGAAATCCTTTGTATGGTCAAGATGGGTGGCCAATGCCATTATAATTATGGATAAATTTATTAAATTCTGTTTGCCTTTAGAACTTCAAAATTGGTTGAACCAATATAAGGCACCAGGTTATGAATATGCCTTTGCAAAGGATATTCCGAATACATTATACAATCACCAAATGACAAATAGGATTGCAAAGATAATTCCTATTAGAAGAAAGTATAGGGGGTCATCTACAGAACTTTATAGAAGACCAGGTGCTTTTTGTCATAAGGATTATGCAGATAGGTTTGCCTTATATTACAGATGAGACAATTCCACTTTCACTTAAAGAATGCAGGTTTTGAAAATTCATATTTTCATGTTGGAAGTGATAGAGAATTGGCACTTCAATCTTGTGTAGAAGATTTTAAAAAAGATTGTAAAGAATTAGGAATTTTGGCGATTTCATTTATTATAGACTATGAAACCGTCCATGAAATATAGCATTTTAGGTGGTTGACCATATTACCATCAATGTTATACTGAATACAACAAGGAGAAATGAAAATATGTTAGAAAATGAAACAAAACCAATATTAAAATTTAATGCAGAAGGAGTTCATCCAGCAGATATGTGGACAGAAGCCAAAAAGGCTTGTCTAAAGGCTGTTGATGAATATGTAGCCAAACACGGTGAACCTTTATATTGTGGTTTCGCGAATGTTAAAATCACACCAGCAAGGGGCAGACTTGTTAAATTCCTAAAAGAAATGGGAATTGGGTCAAATGGATACCAAGGTGGTTGGAGAATTTCATATTATGATATGATGCCAAAAGGCCACAGATATGGACATACTCAATCAATGGATATTAAAGAAGAAGGCTGTAATGCTTTCGCAGATGCTTTAGAAAAATATGGGATTGATGCCTATATGGAAAGTAGAGCAGACTAATGGTAGATAAAAGTATATTGACAGCTCAAGAGCAAGAAGAATTATTTAGATTAGGAGACGATATCCAAAAAGGTTTGTCTTGTGATGCGAATGGTACTGGAATACCTTGTAGAACAGATAGATTAGATGCCGTTGAGAATATGAAAAGGTATTTAGAAATTCACGGAATGAAAGTTATCCGTGATCCAAAAATTTGGATTGAACCAAGTAAGACAGAAGAAGCAGAAGGCAAAAAAAGTAAATTGTCAGAATGGGAAGGTGCTTAATGGAAAGAATTTGGGAGAAAGACTACGGGCCTTTTAGAGTGTTTGGTTATGTCGCACCAGAAGAAATGGATGTAGAAGAAATATTTGAAAATGATGCGGATAATGTAGATGAGATAAGAGCCGATATTAGAATGGGCGACAAGGTTTGGGTCTATGCCACAGCCAGAGTATTCTGTAAAGGAGTTGAACTAGGTGATGCATCAATAGGTGGACTTTTATATAAAGATTATGATGGAATTAAAAAAGAAATATTTGACGAAGACACTCATGATATTGTTCATGATGCTTTAAAAGAAGCAAGAGCGTCTTTAAATTATTTAAAAGATGTCAAAGCACCCCCAAGAGAACAATTGACATCACAATTTATGGAAGGACAGGTATATTAATGTCAACAAGAGCAATGATAGGGTATCTTAATAAAGATACAGATAGAGTGACAGGAATTTACAGCCATTGGGATGGTTATCCAACAGGCGTAGGATTGAACCTATTAAAATTTTATGGCAATCCTCAAAGAGTATTACATTTAATTGATGCCGGAGATGTTAGTGCCATTGATTGGGACACAGGTCAGCCACTTCATTATGCTTTCAGAAGCACTTGGGTCAGATGGAATCCAATTGATAAGAAATTTGATAATGAATGGGACAGAGGCGGATTAGATGAAAAATGGGATGATGTCAAACCAAGGCTGTATAAAAATATAGAACAATATCTAGATGAATCATTAAGTGGAAAATCTATGATTGCTTATGCTTATCTTTTTGATACTTCATTAGGGAACTCTCCAAGATGGAGATGTTTCAAATCTATATATGGTGAAGACAAGATAGTAGAAGTGAGTATGGATAGAAAACTTTTAGAAAAAGGTAGAAAGTCTAAAAAACATCCAGACGATAAAGTTATTGGTGAAATGAAAATAAGGAAGGTGGCGTAATGGCGAATATGAAATGTCTACAATGTGGAACAGATATTCTAAGTTCAACAGATCACTCAACAGATGAACCTTATATGTTTGTCTGTAATGATTGCCGAGATGAAATAGGTAATGGCGGAGAGTATGACCCAAATGGATTACCTAAAGACTTTACGGATAGATATCATGACTGATGTTAGAGAAGCAACGAATAAGATTTTAGATATGGTTGATGAAGGTATCTTAGATAAAGATATGGTTATAATGGCTTGCCTAAAATATATGTCAGAAGATGATGTGGCAGATATGGCACATTGTAATGAATTCTTTTTAAATGAAGAAAATGAATCAGAATTTACAGATGATGATGGCAATCCTATTAGTGAAGAAGAACAGGAGAGAGCGAACCATATTGCTAAATCACAAGACAGGGGGGAGATGGCATAATGGATATTTGGGTTAGTGATAAGATAGAAAACAATTTAAGAAAAGAAGGTTGGACTATTCCTAAAAGACCTTTAGAAGGACCAATATATTTTAAAGATGAAAAAGTAGGATTCAGCGATAACTTTATAGGATTAAGAGTAGAAGATGACAAGACAGAAGCAATTACATTTCTTGTAGATAATGAAGATAGATTGAATTTATGTTTATGGAACATACCAAAAAAGGAGAGAATGTGGTAAAGAAAAAACATAAAGAAAAAGAAATAAAATTTAAAACTCTATACGATAAGAATTGGAGAGCGATAGAAAAATTATGCGAATCAAATGACCCACTGATAGTTGCAGGTGTTATATTGGCACAGGCATTGAAGCTATACAAGACGGCACTATCAGATGAAGACTTTGAACGGATGATGCAGACTATTTTAGATTCAAGAACAGAAATAAGACCTTTACAAGGTCCAACAATGCACTAGGAGGAAATATGGATGATTGGGATGATTTAATAAGTGGAGCAGAAGCGGAAGAAAAAAACGAGTGGGATGGCGAATGGTTTTGTCAGGCTTGTGAAGCTGGTCCGTGGCCAGAAGAAATGAAGAGCTGTGACAGATGTGGAGAGAAAAAAGATATCAAATATTCTGAAGATGATTATGATGCAGATGGTTATCTAATTGAGAAACCTGAAGAAATTTATTAATGGTAAAAAGAATAGCAAAAAATATAATTGAGACTACTATATTTGGTGGAGTCGTAGTTGGTGGAGCAATAGGATTCTTAATGTTAGTAGGTATAGTTTCGATTACCTAAAAAAAAGCAAAAAAAGTTAAAAAAATCAGTTAAAAAGTCTAAGAAAAAAGTCAAAAAGACTACATCTAGTGGTCGCCAGGAGAGATCAACACAAGATATAGTATCTAATATATGGTTTCCATAGGTTGACGGTATAGGATGTCGTGTTATTATTAATAATAAATGAAAGGTGATATGATTATACAAGAAGCAATATCAAAATACCTAGATGCGATAAGAGAAGATTATCGTAGATGGACATATCCAAAAACTAACGGAAAGCCTACAGAACATTATACAGATGATTCTGTTAAGCATAATATGACAGACGAATTCTGTAAGGGATTAGAAGTCAAATTATTAAGAAAATGGTACAAGGTTATCACTAATGATAGAGGTGGCCACCGTTCAGTTCATTCTTTTATAATGAAAGAAGATATGACAGACACTAAAGGCAAGAGCTGGAAAAAGGGAGACATCCTTAAAGCAAGTGGATGGAATGCACCGGCACTTAATAAGCCAAGAGGAAATATTTTTGGTGATTATAAAGTTGCCTGGACAGGAGCACTTTATTTGACTAACCCAGATGGTTGGAGAAAAAGATAAATGGTTGTTGGAACATTAGAATCCGTAATGCAGACAGCGAGAGCGGTTATGGCCTCGCTGGCATTATCATATGAAGTTGAAACAGGTACTCCACAAAATTTAGATGAAGTTTATTGTATGTCACAGAACATATATTTTGAAGCAAGGCACGAGTCAATGGTAGGTAAGATTGCCGTTGCTCATGTCGTAATGAATAGAATTAAAAGTAAAGATTTTCCAGATACGGTTTGTAAGGTTGTTAAGCAAGGACCAGTCCGTGAATCATGGAAGACAAAGAAAGACCCGACACTTGCTAAAGAAGATAGAAAATATTATCCACGAAGAGATAGATGTCAATTCAGTTGGTATTGTGATGGTCATAGAGATATGCTTTGGGTGACTTATAAAGATGGAACGGTTATAGAACAGAATATGACGGCGTGGCGAGATAGTATTCATACCGCTTTATTTGTAATGAATGACAAGTGGTCAATGGACCCAACAGATGGAGCGACATTTTATTATAATCCAAATATTGCCAATCCGGCTTGGGCAGGAAAATATAAAGAGACGGCAGTTTTTGGAAACCATAGGTTTATGATTCATGAAAATTAAAGCAGGACCAATAATATTATTTTTTATAATCTATATTTGGGCATATTCTATATTCAATGCCGTAAATGCTAGAGCAGATGAACCAACAATAACGATTCCTTACACTGAAAAAGAAATGTGTAAGGCATTTTTAAAAGCAGAAATATGTGATATGACACGAGTTGAACAAGAACAATATTTTTTAGAAATGTTTAAAGGAATGTTAGATAGAGAATTTAAAAGAGAACAAGAAATAGAGTCAATGGATATATGTTTTAAAGAAACAGAAGAAGGAAAACTTATACCTTGTAAGGGAATGGATATATGATGCAACCTTGGAAAATTATACAAGAATTAGAAGCTGATAACAGCCGATTAAAGAAAGAAGCCATTATCAAGCGAGAGAGCGACGCAGACAACCAAAGATTTTTTGATGGTGTGTGTATGGCGTTAGATAATTTTAGAACATTTGGTGTTCAAAAGGTACCACTTGCGACAAAAGATAATGCAATTGGACCAAGAGTGTTTGATGATAGCGAATTTAAAGATGTGATAAGCAGATTAGAAGACAGAACTCTTACAGGTAATGAAATGAAAAATACTATCCATAATCTTGCTGGAAGATGTAAGATGGAGCATTGGAACGATTGGTATAGAAGAATTTTAATTAAAGATTTAAGATGTGGAGTCACACATAAGACAATCAATAAGCACTCTAAATATAAGGTGCCTGTGTTTGAATGTATGTTAGCCACAGATTCAGCTAAACATGAAAAGAAAATGGTTGGCAATGTAATTGTAGAACCTAAACTAGATGGCGTTAGAGTGGTAGTCATATGTGATGTAGACAAAGACGAAGTGAAATTATTCAGTAGGAACGGTAAAGAGTTATCTAACTTTCCTGAAATCAATAAGACGTTTGATGATATGTTAGATCAAATGTCAGAGTCTATGGTATTTGATGGAGAAGTAATGAGTGATGACTTCCAAACATTAATGAGAGAGATACACAGAAAAGCAGGAGCAAAGACTAAAGATGCCAAACTTAATCTGTTTGATTGTTTACCTTTAGCAGAATTTAAGAACGGTGGTAGCAATTCAGTCAATGATGGTATCCTAAAAAGAAAAGAAATGTTAGAGAGTTTCAAGTTTCATTTAAAATCAAATATTCATTTGGTTGAGTATGTGAAGATGAATTTAAGTGATGAAGATGGACAGAAGCAATTCGCAGATTATAATAAGATGTGTATAGATAGAGGCTTTGAAGGTATAATGGTTAAGCCTGTTAATGGAATTTATGAATGTAAGAGATCTACATTATGGTTAAAGGTTAAACCATTTATAGAAGTATCTTTAACGGTTAAAGCGACAGAAGAAGGTACAGGTCGTAATGTAGGCAAGTTAGGAGCCTTAATAGTAGAAGGCAAAGACGATGGCAAGTTTATTAAAACGAATGTAGGATCTGGATTAAGCGATAGTGATAGAGATTCATTTTGGAAAGCAAAAGACAAATTAATAGGACAAATTGTAGAAGTTAGAGCAGATCAAATTACACAGAATCAAGATGCTAAAGATGTATGGAGTTTAAGATTTCCTAGATTTTTAAGATTTAGAGGTTTTAAAGTAGGAGAAAAATTATAATGAGACTAAAATGGAAAATTAAAATGTCTGCGATAGTCATTATTGCTTTGGCAATAATATTTTTGGCATATAGCAGAGCAGATGTTTTCAAAATGGCATCTGCTGAAGAGAAGGTTGTAGAAAAGAAAGAAGAACCTACATTAAAAGGATGGGGTAGTAAGTTCTTTGAAGCATTAGATCAAGAAGTTGAAGACACTAAATCTTATCAAAAGAAACAATGGGAAAAGATGAAAAAACAATTTGGAGATTTATTTAATAGAGATGAGAAAGAGTGGGAAGAAGTAGATAAAACAATAAAAGAAAAAGAATAATGGTAAAAGAAGAACATACACATCCAGCCATGGGGAGAAAAGAAGATAAGGTACAGACTTTAGAAGAACAGAAACAAGAATTAGAAGATAGTTTGGTTCAATCTAGACATCAAGAATATGTTAGAATAGAAATGGACAAGATTAGAAAAGAATGGAAAGCAAAAGGATTGAAAGAAAAAGGCGTCACGGATGTTCATAAGATAGTCCATGAAGCAGAAAGACGAGTAAGCCAAATGGCTAAGAAAGATATAAACAAATACAAAAAAGATTCACACGAAATAATAGGAGGAAACGATGAATAGAATATTTTGGATAATCAAAGAAATGTATAAAGACCTTATCAAGAATTATAAATGGGTTCTTAAAGGAGCAGGATTGATGATGGCAATAATAGCCATTATGAAAGTCTTAATATTTTTTGATATGAGTGATATATTTTTACCTTTGATGTTAATCATTATGCCAATTGCGATGTTAGGTTATTGGTATTCAAGGGAATATGATATTGAACAGAAGAAGATTATAGACAAATTAAAGGAGCAGAAGTAATGAATAAAAAGTTTGATAAAAATGGATTACCACTTAAAATAAAAGCCGAGTGGACTAATGATACCTATCATTATAGAACACATAAGAATTCAGATGATTTACAAGCTGAAACCGTAGAAGGTTGGCTGATTAGAATTAATGGATGGAAGTTTCCGAGACCTAGATGGAATAATGATGTCGATGGTGAATTTTTTGATTACTCATATAGATATACACCAAAAGAAGGCAATACAGAATACGGAAAACAGGTAGCCATTACTGATGCCTTAAAAGATTACGATAAGGAGATAATAAGACTATGACAATTAAATTAATGACACAGGCAACCAAAGATCAAATAGCTGATCTAGAACGACAGAAGATAATGTTAGAAGAAGAGCTAGAATTATGCAATTCTCCAGCAGAAATGGCATTAATTGACGAGAAATTGTATGAAATTAAGGATACTTTGGCGAAATTAACCGCATAAAATGGAAGGTTTTAAGTGGTTGACGGTATTACCATATATGCTATACTGAATATATAAGGAGAAATGAAATGAAAAAAAATATAAAAAGACAAATACTCATTTTCACAGAAGCCCTAGGTTATGTAGAAAATGCTCACATAGACCACGGTACGGTTTATGCTAATTTCTCATCTCAAAAAGATGCCAAATCTTATAAACAAGATTTACAAAATTTCATGAACGACTTTTATGTTGGTGATACCAAAGTTAAAGAATGGAAACTTTGGAAAGCTAATGACAAGGATGTTTATGCTTTCGACATTATGGAAGACACTTATATTCCACACGATGTTGATGTAGCAATTAATCTAGAAAACGAAAGTAGACTAGGAAAATAATGAAGAAGAGACCATACACATTAAACAGACTAGAAACACATTTAAAAGAACACGATTGGACATATGAAATGAGCGATGACCATAGAGTTTGGACAGGTGGTACGGCTCACAGAAAACAAATGAAGAATCAAATTGAAACTTTATATGCGTCAGGATTGGGTAAGAAAGTAGAAGTTTTATTCTACAAGTATTACCCAGTTGAAGGTTGCCACGAAGTTAGTGGATACGGAATTCAAAAAACTTGGCAAGAACATTTAGACAGAATGGCTTTAGAAGGAATCCAAGTTAAGAAAGCGGTATTACAATAATGAAACCAAAAAAGAAAGATAAAAAGAAATTAAGAAAGAAAAAGAAAAGAAAAATAGAAGGTTATTATTTTGATGGTACGAAGACTCATATACTTTATGAAGACAATCGTCCATTGAAAGGATGGGTTAGATAATGTGGAAAATTAATGCAATTTGTATCACAGGAATTATAGTCCTATTATATTGTAATCATCTATTGAATGGATGGGGAATTAATTAATGAAAAAAGAAACTAAAAAATTGATATTAGAATTATTAGACTTTTATCCAGCGACAATAGTAGTGCCAGCGATGATACTTTTAATTTTATTTGAAGGAGTATTATTTTAATGCCTAGAATTACATACAGCCACGGTGATCATATGGCTCAATTAGGTAAGGTGACAGGCCTATTAGAAGCCCAAACTAAAATTCAAGAACAATTGATTAAAGAAAAAAAGAAATTAAAAATATTAGAACAGAAACACTTAATAGAAAAAATTAAAGATGAAAAAAATAATGACTAGATTTATTGAAATAGGAATTAAGGCAATTTTATTCGTGATATGTACGATTTATGTATTATGGGTGACAGATACAATTCATATTATGATGGGATGGCCATACTAGGTTGACGATATAGAAAGATATGCTAAAATTAATAATAATGAAAGGTTGATATGAAAGAAGAAATAAAAATAATAGACGGAACATACAAAAAAGATAATCCACATCAGGATATCGGTAAGCAGAAATTCAGAGTTAAGAAATTCTACAATGTAGAAATTGATTATGAAGTGGTTGCCAATTCAAAAGAAGAAGCGGAAGATGCCGTACAAGAACACGGTGGAATAGACAAGATTGAATGTCTAGATGGCTACTATGGTGATGAACCAGTTGAAATGACATACAACGATCATAATTGGGATCAACAAGCAGAATCAGATTATGAAAAATATGGTAGAGAACCTAGAGTTCAAAAGATAGAAGAATGTGTACCATATGAAGATTGGGATAGTGACACAGATGTTCATTTTGAAAATTATGAAGACCCAGAGTGGACTACTGATTCTTATAGATGGAAAAAAGAAGAATTAGAAACATCTGATGAGAAAGTTAAAACGAAAGAAAGTGAGATACCATTTTAATGTCAATAATAATCAAAACAGAACTAGACGATATTAGAGAAATAGTTGCCAAACATCCAGAAGCCTGGAAAAAGGTTTTAGATGATGGTGACATTTATGATGATACAGATTTATATGAAGATTTATATGAATATTATTCTTCAGATCCAGATTATATGCCATACGGTACTCAGAAAGCCAGAGATGGTGATCCGGTACAATGGATAACAGAAAGATTAGACGACCTAGGAGCATTTAATCCGGCGGAGTGGCCAGAATTTTCAGATAAGCATCAAGGAAGAGAAGATGCTCACAGCCATTTAGATTATGAAGATGAGATATCAGAAGAAGAACAAGAGAGAGCGAACCATATTGCTAAATCACAAGACAGGGGGGAGATGTAATGGATAAAGGTAAACCAGAACCAGGTAAAGAATATGCTTTAACAGGCAAGACAGGCGACAAATGTATTGCGAATGGAAATACTTGGGCAGAATCAGAAGTTAAAAAACCTAAGATGAGAACATTTAGAGTGACATCATATGAAACTTGTCATTTTGAACAGATTGTAAAGGTTCCAGAAGTTTATACTGATGGAGAATATGATCAAGGAGAGACTGAAGGTAAAGCAATTGAAAAAGCAGGAGAGATTGGAGATTGGGGAAATGCTGAATATGGAGAAGTTCAGGATCAAGAAGCACAGGAAATAAATGGGAACTAGATTAAAAGATATTATATTTGATAAGCACGAAGATCTTTTATATGAAGATGAAAGAGCTAATCACGAGCAAGACAGAATTAATAAAGGAGAAATATAATGACTAGAACATTAATATTAATATCATTACTAGCAGGATTCGTACTAGCATTCTTAGGAGTCATTATTATGATTCACTCAGGTGAAGTATGGTTAGGACTTGGAATTACTTTAGTAGGATTCTATGCAGTAATAAGAGCGACACACAGAACGGTTGATTCAAGTTATGATTAAAAGTTGGGAAGAAGCAAAAAAAGTAGATGACAAGATTGAAAAGACGAAGAAAAGACCATTGCCATTTCCTTGTATAGTTTTAGAACATCCAGAAGAGATTACTAATAAATTTTCAGGCGAGAAAGTTATGTTAGAACCAGATGCGGTTGCGGTTTATGATACTATTAAAGGAGCAGAATTGCTTGGCAACGATGACCATCTTAGAAAAGGCTTAGATTGGTTTATCAAATATGAACCAGAAGCCTATATGAAATTATTAGACTAATGGATGCCTTTATTTTATTTGTAATATTACCCGTACTAGGATATGGAATTTATTATGTTAAAGAAAACGACTTCTTCCAATTTATGATTGGATACATTAAGAAGAGAATAGGAGAAAAGAAAGATGGAAGTTAATAGATACTTAATTAGATTGACGAAGTGGACACTCTTGGCACTTGCCATAGTAGTGACATTATCAATAGTCGCAAAGGCTGAAGTAAATTCAGGATATGAAGATGCATTTGACCAATATGGCCAAGATGCAGGTATGATGGATTATGATGGACGAAATCCAGGCGAAGATAAACGATGTCTGAAATATGAAGATTGTCCTGAATGGGATGGTAATCCAGATACGAAAGTTTATTTCGATTTAATGAAATTAAGCAACGGCACAGGTGTCATTGCTAAATCAGATTTCAATTGGAATGTTCATTTATATACCTGTCATATTAATAAGGAATTAGATAGCATTAATGGTGAAGGAGCATTTGAAAGGTTGGCAATCTTGTCAGCAAAAAACGGAATGATACCTTGTCCAATTAATGTTAATCCACATTGGACTTATGATTGGGAATTACATATATTGAAAGCAAGATTAACAAGACTTACAAAGTTATGGCCTAGATCATATGACCCAGGACCAATGGCTCCAAGTGGACAACAAGGTTTGACAAATTCAACCGATATGGTTGAGTAGAAGGGAAAGTTATGTTCAAATATCTTTCTAACACGATGAAGATGACATTGATAGCTGGAATTCTATTTTTCGGATTGGCAGTTAGCTCTAAATCAGAACCGTTATCTATCGACCAGATCAAAAATGTACCTGGTAAGGTAGTAGGTTTTATTGAGAGAGAAGTTGCTAAAACAAAGGAATATCAGACAGCGAACAAAAACGAAATGAAGTATCAGATTAAAGATACGAAAGAAGATCTTAAAGATCTATTCGCTTCTATTAAAAGTCTTTTCATTAAGTAAAAACAGAATTCTTCGGTAAACGAAGAATATAGACAGGCGGAGTACCTTTCATTTCATTTCAACTACTTCGCCTGTTTTCATGAACAGGAAAGGAATTAAAATTATTCAGGTATGAGAGTTAGAGCTTCTTGCATCAATGTTTCGCACTCTTCATTTCTGCCAGTTAGTCTTAAAGATACCGCTTCATCTCTTTTTGTCAAAGCAGATGCCTTATCTTCATCACTAGCAGATGTGATTGCTAATAGTCTGTCATATTCAGTTAATTCATCTTCACATTTACCATCATCGGCTAATACCGCTTTTGATTGGGCATCAGATCCTTTGGTAAAATCAACTTCGACAGCCCAAGCAGGCGATAAGAACATAAGAAATATTAATGTCAATAAAAGTTGTTTCATACTACTATTTACCAAATATAGTCATATTACCAGAATACCATACCCGTTTTTTCCGTATTCGGTTGACTTTTTTAGGAAAGGTATTATAATAAAAGAACAATGAGGGAGGAAAATAATTGAAAAAATACATTAAAATCGAGCAAGGTTCATATCGTGGTAAAGATATGTCTGGTCGTATATTTCCTATCCTTAAAGATTATCAAAAATTTGGCGGCGGAAAAGAAGGTGGCTTTGTCACGGTAGATACTACTGAATTGGCAGGTTTCACTGAGAAGGAAAAGGTACGAATTAATGTTCCAGGGATCAGCAGTTTAACGATAGTTCAAGAAGGACAATATATCACTCACAGAGACGAACTAAAACAAGATGCCAAAACAGATTCAAATAAAGAAACAGATGAAGAAGCAATAGAAAGAATAGGAAATAGATTTGCCATTCTAGATGAGATGGCTGAAGCAGTTGCGACAAGTAAAGTTAGAGCAATGATAGTATCCGGCCCTCCAGGGATAGGTAAATCATATGGAGTTGAGAAAGCACTTGAAAAACAAAATATGTTTCAAGACATAGCAGGCGATAAAAGAAAATTTGAAATGGTTAAAGGTGCGATGAGTGCCATAGGTTTATATAAAAAGCTCTACGAATTTAAAGACAAAGGTTGTGTTTGTTGTTTTGATGACTGTGACGCAATTCTTTATGACGACTTGGCTTTGAACTTGCTTAAGGCGGCCTTAGATACAACGCCTAAGAGATCTTTGCACTGGAACACAGAATCTAGAACATTACAGAACGAAGGTATGCCTAATTCATTTGAATTCTCAGGTGGAGTTATTTTTATTACCAATATCAAGTTTGATAATGTTAAATCTAAAAAATTACAAGATCACCTAGCGGCATTACAAAGTAGATGTCACTATTTAGACCTAACGATTGATAGTATGAGAGATCGTATGTTAAGAATTAGACAAATATGTGGTATAGGTATGCTTAAGAAATATGCTATGCCAAAAGAAACAGAAGAAGAATTAATCCAATTCATTTATAATCATAAACATAAATTAAGAGAGATATCATTGAGAATGGTATTAAAGATAGCAGACTTATGGAAGATGGCACCAGACAAGTATCAGCAGTTGGCAGAACAGACTTGTATGAAGCCTGAACGAGAATTATACGACTTACGAACAGGAGCAAGATTATGATACACGATTTAGGCTTCTTCGCTGAAATAACTTGGGCTCTTTTTCCTTATCTGTTAATCGTAGCAGTTGTCGTAGCGACAGGATGGATGATAATAACAATGATTCCTACTTGGATTAAACGATGGAAAGAATTAGGCGATGATTGGTGGTCAAAATAAGATGGAAGTTCTAACCTTTATATTCATTTCAAATGATGCTTGGATATGGTGGTTAGCAGGTATATTTGGATTCAACTTATGGTTATGGACTAAAAAAAATGACTAAGACTTTACTCATAATATTATTGATAGGTTTCTTTGTATTGGTTTATCTTGGTTATCGTAAGATTAATCGTAAATTAGAAGCACTAATTAGATTGAATAATAGGAAGTATAAACAATGAAAGATTGGTTATTATATATCAGCACTAAAATATTTCAATTCAGAAGTGTATTGACATTGTTAGGCGTTATCCTTATAATAATAATATATTTGATGTTAAGATTTAAAGGAGTTATATGAGAAAAGAAAATAAAAAAGGAAGATTTAGAATAGGTAACTTATATCAAGGGTTATGGTTTGCATTAATCATAATGGGAATGGTAGGAGCGTCATATTTGTTTGGCCAGTACCATCCTAATAAGAAAACGATACAAGAATTACAAGAATTATTTCATAAAGCAGAATTAAATGAAGCGACATCACTAGGGTTAGTTCAACCAGAGTTTATGTATAGTGACGCCAACTCATTCGTAGTTGCCACAGGTAAATGTGTAGATTATTTGAACTTCACAACCGACAGAAGAAGCAGAGTACCTACATCTATTATCATAGCAATGGCAGGGATTGAATCAGGATGGGGAACAAGCAGATTCTCACTAGAAGGCAATAACTTATTTGGCATACGGACTTGGGACTTGAAGAAACCACATATGAAGCCTAAGGAAGTTCCAGATGCGAAATTTGGCCTTAAGATGTATGCCACAAAGTGTGATTCAATAAAAGATATGATTAGAATCCTTAATACTCATACAGCCTATACAGATTTTAGAGTAGAACGAAGCAGTCAGATCAAAAACGGTAAGTGGAATTATCCTAGGTTGATATCATTGCTAAATCGTTGGAGTACCAACCCAGATTACGGTAAAATCATATTAAGAACCATTAAAGAAAGAGAATTACCATAGTGAAATTTTATATCTATATTACAATATTTTTAGTCTGTGTGATAGCATTCTTTTGGATGTTATGGTTGCAAGGGACACCAGTTCAATGACAGGATTTTTAGTCTTTGCAACGGTATTCACATTGTTAGTATTACTCACAGGAATGCCTCCCAGAATTTAAGAATTCTTACTGGACCTCCCTTCAGTAGAATAGCATAGGATCAGCAGTTAATTCAGTTGGTCCTATTGCCTTGATTATAATAGACATTGTAGACACCTCCCCTCTTACGGTAAGACAGAGCTCCTGCCCGAGTGACCCGAAGCAGATGCGCCGCGATTTTTTTCGTCGAGCGACCTTGGCCGGAGGCCCGGCGTACGATATTTTTTGACCAGGCTCTCCTTAGCCTAATCGTCTTATAAGTTCTATTGTTCTACACCTTTAGGCTATCGCCATTTAAGGTATCCCAAGCAGGCTAGCCCGCCTGCTGTCTCTTTGAGTTCGAACAATTAGTACGGTAGACTAGAGTAATGAGTAGATGCATCTACTCTTCTGTCACAATATGCAATTATGATGGAGATTAAATTAGGATGATGTATAGTCCTATAATGAAACAAGCTAGAACAATATACCTTATAATGGAACAGACTGGACAGAATAGATGTAGCTTGGCAAGGTGATTGCTAATGGCAGACGGTGCGGGGTTATCCGTATCCTTTATTTCCGGCTCCTTGTTATACTGAGCTCGTTCTCTCTCTGTTGGCATTGTGAGTATTTAATATCTAATCGTTATACGGTTTAATAAGCGATCGCATTTTAGCATAGCCGGCCATCCTAAGGATTTTTATTTGGAAATAGTTTGCTTTGGTAAACTATATCTACTCGTATGAGTCGAACCACGCTGTCATGGCTCCTGACCATCGTTAGCGTATGAGTAGGCTATTGACAGGCGCTAGACTCGAAACATTATAGCCTTATCATACGGCGACGGTAGGAGATGGTAATGTTTGGTAAGCCATGGTAGGCCATTACTCGCTTCCTGAGCAACTCGACTTGGTGGATTAGGTTTGGTCTCACGCTGTGGTAGGTGATGGTAAGGATTGGTAATGCTCGTCTCCCCTAGGTAATCTTTTGAATGTCAATTGGCCTCCTCCGGAGGCCTGATTAATGCAGTTAATCAATATCATATCCGCCTAGTATGAATAAGCCTAGCGACACACGTCAATGACAAGCGTATAGTCAAGGCAATAGCGTATTGATGACAGCAATTCATATAAGTGAGTTGCCATAGCGTATGTCCAAGGTGGGGTAGCGTATGGGTGGTCGGGTTAGTGTAGGATCTATAAGGCCCATATGGCACGGTGGAGAAGGTGGGGTGGCTCAAACTCAAAAGATTTTTTGGTGGGGTGGCCAGGCTTATAAAACTTTTTTACTTTTTTAATTTGGTAAAAGGCAACGGACCCATGGTGGAAGAAAGTCCTGGTGGCCTATAAAATACCCCCATATTTAAAAAAATAGCAAAATTTTATAAAACTCTTGTGTTACCATTTCGGTTGCTTTTTAATTGCTTTATGTTATAATAA